GGGAAGTGGCCACCCGGATGGCAGAGCAAGCCGCCAAATCCGGACCACCCCGAAAACCGAAACCCTACGCCCTGCGCATCGCGCGCCGAATCATTCGGGAGCGAAAGCATCAGGCAGCAACCGAACCCGACACCGAGGACCTGGACGAAACCGAACCGCCACTAGCCACGACGAGCCCGAACCCGCGCGACCAGGCCGCCGAAGCCGAGGAACGCGAACGAGCCCTTCAACCCCTGGCACCCCAACTGAGAGTAATCATTGATATGAAACTGGATGGTTACACACAACAGGAGATAGCCTGCACCCTCGGGCTGACACGGCGCGCAGTGGACCACCGGATGAGGCGGGCGATAAGAAGCCTGAACAACCACCAGCCACCCATTGACACGACGCCCACCCCAGGCGTAGAATGCGACAATAAATCATGCTAAAAACGACTCCTAACAGTCGCTAGAATATCGCGCCGGCGGGAGAGTCCCCCCTCCCCGTCAAACACCCCCATCTCCTCTCCCCCGGCGCGCCCATCGGACCGGACCACAAACGATGAACGCCCAGCCCAAGCCCCAGCCCCAGCCCCACGATGAGCCCCAAGAACCCACGGCGACCGAGGGCGATGATTGGGACTTCCCGGCCACACCCGAGCCCCCAGAACAAAAAAAAATAGTCAACAAACACCGCACAGTAGCTGTAAAACTAACACAACGCCAAAAAAACTTCTGTGCTGAATATGTGAGCGATCCGCTCCGTAATGCTACGCAGGCATATCTCCGAGCCGGATATAGCCCAGTGGGCGCGGATAAGGTATCTTATCGATTGTTGGATAATGTTGGGGTACAAGCGGAAATTCGCCGATTAGAGGCGAAATTAACCATAAAATCGCCCGTTTCCGCCGAAGAAGTGATCGAGGGGATCCGAAACACGATCGACCTGGCCGTGCAAGCCGGGATGCTCAGTGTCGCGGTCCGTGGCTGGGAACTGTTAGGCAAAACACACGGAATCTTCCGGGAAGTGACAGAGACTATAGACAAAACCGACACGGCCAAGCGGTTAACTCGGGCTCACAGTAGATTAGAGAAAATGAAGGGGCAACTGATAGGTAATCAGTTGGCCACCGGCGATAAAGTATTGAATATTCAAGACTTACAAAAGCCGAATAGCCTTGATGCAGCAATAATGCAGCATGATGATCCCGATCAGGATGAATCGCCCGAGCCCGAGCATGTAGAATCGCCGGGCTGATCCTCCCCTCCCTCCCCACCACCACACCTAGACATGTAAAGTTTCCTGGACCGGGGCCCCAAACGCACCCCCCACCCCCCTTGAAGGTACCATACCCCAGGGGGCCTCAAGGCCGGGCGGCTCGCCTGGAGATATACATACCTCACCGTATCCGCGTCCTCCTACTTTTCCGTCACTATCAACCTTTTATTACACTGCTTACTATAGGTGACGCTGCCATATTTTTTATTTTTTCTCTGTGCATACTAGGTACAAAAAATGGACCTCATGTTGTGGGTTTACTTTCCGGTTGGTTTTGGTGTAAGTTTGGGTCTTTGGGCGTAGCATGTGCGTCCCAGCTTTTCTCCCGGGCGGTCTGGTGCCTCTACACTGGCCGCCCCTTCCCTTTGTGGGTTCATATTGCGGGGTTATTGCTACTTTTCTTGAATACCCATTGAAGTACGACTTGAAGTACTACTTGAAGCATAACGCTATGGTAGTGAGTTTTTACACCTATCTGGTTTGCGTTTCTGTGCTTGGTTTACTGTCCGGGTTTGCGTTTCTGGTTGAGTTCAAGTAGTATTTTTTGGTAGGTGTAACGGGTAGGAAGGTAACGAGCCATGAGTACAACAAACGTGACGGGTAGCACCCCACAACCCGGAGCCGTCGAGTCAGTTATCGATAAACACATCGGTAGGCTTGATGAATTAACTGGAAAGTTATTGCGTCTTACGCGGGATCATTTTGAACGGTTGTATGGTCCTGGCCAGCCAACCACAGCGGGTTCTAAAAAGGAAGAGGTGCCTTGCTGGAATGGTATTTATGGCGGCTGGGAGGAGCGGTTAGGCTATTCGCTTGGTAAATTAAAGCAAGCCATTGACGAGTTTAATCGTGATGGAAGCGAAGCGCTGGTCGTGCCTGAACCCCCGCTTGGTTTCGGTCGCGCGCATGAAGGTAGCGTGCGGTAGGAAGGTGAATGAAGATGGAGACGGATAATGAGAGGGAAGATTCTGGTGTAAATAATGGATCGGATATCAAATCCTTTGTAAAAGAGGCGGTTGGCGCGACCGCGCTGTAGGAAAGCGAAGGTGGAGCGATGAAATCAGCGGACGACCGGTGGTTCCCAATGGTGGGAACCCTCATAAAACGATTAAAGCCCCGACTGTATTTAGCGGGCTTAGGAGGTGAATTATGACGAAAAAGCACGATGACAATCAAGAGGTAATCGCAACGCTCACGGTTCACAACTGGGATAAATTCACGAAGCGGGAACGCGAGCGTTTCTATTTATGGATGAGAAATCAAATTCTCACCCTATCGAACGATGAGAATTCATTCAGCAAACGCTATACGGCGCGGTTGTTTAGGAAGGTGAAGTGATGAACAGGTTAATCTGCACGGTAGGGCTTCCACGTTCTGGAAAAACAACTTGGGCTAAAGAGCAGGGGTATCCGATTGTAAATCCTGATTAGATCCGACTGGCGCTTCATGGCAGGGCATTTGAAGCGTTGGCTGAAAAGTTTGTATGGGCGATTGCCCAAGTGATGGTTCGTGCCTTGTTTTTGTCTGGTCACGATACGGTAATCATTGACGCCACGAACAACACCAAGAAGCGGCGCGACGAGTGGCAATCAAGCGATTGGGAAACCTTATTCAAATGTTTTGATGCTCCTGATTATAAATGTAAGGAACGTGCTGTTAAATCTGGACGAGAGGATTTAATTCCAGTAATCGAGCGTATGTGGGCGACCAGAGAGCCCTTGGAGGGAGGTGAAAGACAGATTTCTCAGTGCCACGATGAGCGTGGCTGGATTGGTGTTGATCTAGATGGAACTTTGGCAGAATATAATGGATGGCAAGGACCAGATAATATTGGTGACCCTGTTCCGCTGATGGTCGATCGCGTTAAAAAATGGATCGCAGATGGAAAGCGAGTCAAGATTTTTACAGCGCGGTGCTATTACGGCGCAGAGGCTTCTGAGACTATCAAGAAATGGCTTGTTGATAGAGCCAGTCTTCCTCGGCTAGAGGTTACTAACGTAAAAGACTTTAAAATGATTGAACTTTGGGATGATCGTTGCCGACAAGTCGAAAAGAACACGGGGATGGAGGCGGTGGCGATAGAGAATGTTTCACGTGAAACACCGGAGGGTTACAGATGACGACAATTATTGTTGACCGTCGCTCAATGTGCATGGCCGGGGATACGCAGATCGACCTCTGCGATGTTCCGTATCATGGCAAAAAAGTTTTCAGGCTCCCCCATCAAGACGGTGAGATGCTTATCGGATTTACTGGGAACCTCTACATCATCGACGAGGTATTGAAATGGTTTCGCGATGGGAAGAATCCGAATGATAAACCGAAGGAAGATTGCGGCGGCCAGTTTTTCGTCTTGCATTCAGATGGACAGATCGAGATATTCAGTAAAACGTGGCAGAGTTTTTTTATCGACTGTGACTACACGGCGATTGGCGGGGGAAGAGATTTTGCAATCGCGGCCCTCTATCTCGGAAAATCACCCAAGGAATCAATCGAAATTGCATCGGCGCTCGACATTCATACCGGAGGGCCGGTCCAGATCGAGTACCTCGGGAATCACGAACATCCGCAGCACCTATGGGGAGCCACGGATCTGGCATCTGGAGCGCGGGGAGATTCAGGAGCGGGAGTATCTTGAGTTACTGAACGAGATCCAGGGGGATGATAAGCGTCCCGCTATTGACATCCTGTAATGGTATGATGCAGAATATCGCGTGAGGTACCGATGATGAAGAAACATGTCTCGAAACCCAGTCCTAAGAAACCAAGCCCCAAGAAGTCGAGTGTGAAATCCATGGTGTCTTCCATGCCTGTGAATGAATCCGTTTCGATACGGAAAATCAGTAACGGGTTCATCACCAGTGCCTGGAATTCAAAAACCAACAAGAGTGTCGAGAAGTTCACTCCCGATAATCCGTTAGGAGGTCGATCGTGATACACAATCAAAACGGTACGTTTACGGCATCTTGTGATGCCTGCGGCGTGGTAGGTCCCACGGTGGTGCGGCCCGAGTCCCGTGCGGCGTTCCTGGCGTCTCTGGACGCCAGCGCCTGGCTGTGCCAGTCAACGCGGGCGGGGGCCAAGAATGCGAGAGTTTTTGTGCTCTGTCCCGACTGCGAGGCGGATGTCAGGGAGAAGTTATGTCCCGCTCCCCCGGTTCCCACTCCAGTTCTGGTTCAGCCAGAGATTCCGGTTGCGGAACTCGATCATCTGGAGCAAGAGACGCTTCCCCGGATCAGAAAACATTCCGGTAAATAATCACAGGACTTGACAGATGGGTTTATTCAGTCAAGAATTGATTGCAAATCTGGATTTAAACGCGGTACTCTAAGTCAGCCGGGGCCGCCTGGCATGAGTTAATGTGGGGGTCGGCCCCGGCACCTTAGAATCCTGAGGTGCAAACGTGGGGAAAAAACGGGTTGAAGATAAGGATTCGCGCGAGCAAATCCACCAGGACGTAGAGCGGTTCCTGTACGATCCCCTGGGATACGTCATTTGGGCGTTTCAGTGGGGGGAGCCCGATACCCCGTTAGCCGAGTTTCCGGACGGTCCCGATATTTGGCAAACCGAGTTCCTGGATTACGTAGGCAGAACCTGTCTGGACGCCGAATCCGCGGTTCAGCTGGCGGTGAAATCCGGGCACGGTGTTGGGAAATCCACGATGGCGGCCTGGATGATTCTCTGGGCCATGTCTACCCGCCCGTATCTGCAAGGGGTTGTCACGGCTAATACCGGACAACAATTACGAAGCAAGACCTGGTCGGCCCTGAATAAGTGGCACGATCTGGCAATGAATAGGCACTGGTTTAAGTGGACGCCCACGAAGTTCTATCACGTTCAGTATCCCGAGACCTGGAAGGTCGATGCCGTGACCTGGTCGCCGGAGAACTCGGATGCGTTTGCGGGTACGCACGAGAAATACGTTTTGATGCTTTTTGACGAGGCGTCTCAGATCCACGACAATATCTGGGAAGTGGCGCACGGTGCGCTCACGAGCCCGAAAGCGATCTGGATGGCGTTCGGGAACCCGACCCGGAATACCGGGGGGTTTCACGAGTGTTTTGGGACCGGGAAACAGGCGCATCGCTGGAAACAATTCACGGTCGATGCCCGTAAATCCGCGGTTGCGGACCATACCGTTCACGACCACTGGATCGAGGACTATGGTCTGGATTCAGATTTTGTGAAGGTCAGGGTTCTCGGTGAGTTTCCGGGTCAGGCCTCGGATCAGTTCCTAGCCACGGAATACGTGCAGGAATCATTCAAAAGACGGTACCGGGACGAACAGATCCAGCACATGCCGATCGTGCTGGGAGTCGATGTCGCGAGTTACGGGGGTGATGAATCGGTCGTGACGGTCAGGCAAGGCCTGGTGGTCCACGAACAGATCGCGGATCGCGGGCTCTCGACGCCCGAGACCTCGGATATGGTCGAGCGCGTGATACTCCGATACCGGCCTGACGGCATCTGCATCGACTGCGATGGCATCGGCACGGCGGTGGCGGATGAGCTCGCCAAACGCGGGCATGAAATCCATCGCATCTACGGGATGGAGAAAGCCCGGAACCCGAAACTCTATTTCAATAAGCGCGCACAGATGTGGGGCGATTGCCGGGAATGCGTGCATCGCGCGCTCTCAATCCCTAATTACGACCCGGTTCTTGAATCGCAATTAACCCAACAACAGTACCATACCCGGCGGGGCTCGATTCAATTGATCTCGAAAGCGGATATGCGGGCGGCGGGCATGGATTCGCCGGACCGCGCCGATTCCCTGGTCTATACCTTCGCAATCAATCCCCAGAAACGCGACGCCGATGATTACGATGAGATCCAGGGCTCCCGCTATGCCGTGAGCCAGAACACAAGCGTCGGCCTCCTTGGAGCATGATGGATACCTTGACCGCCAATCCTGATTTTAACGCCGCTGTGGCCGAAACCGAGAAACCGGAAGAGCCACGGAAACGCCGGTCCCTGGACCTCACGATCCTGGATCTCGTGGGCATGGAGAACATTGCGGTCATGCTCGACGAGCGGGGCGAAAACGGGTTAACAGCCATTGGGTCCCAGGTGGTCGAGGACTACGAAGCCGACCGCGGGAGCCGCCAGGAATGGGAGGATAAGGTCAGGAAAGCTAAGGAATTGGCGTCCTTGCAGGGTCCCATGACCAGCTCCTTCCCGTTTGTCGGGGCCACGAACCCCAAGATACCGTTACTGGCCGAGGCCTGCACGCAGTTCTCATCCCGCGCCATGCCAGGGATTCTGAAAGACGGGGACCCCGTGAAGGGTCGAGTCTGGGGAAACGATGAGGGGGGCAAGAAAGAGGCGCGCAAGAATCGTATCCAGGCCTGCATGAATTACCAACTCATGGAGGAGACCGGCGATTGGGTCCGGGGTCTCGATCGATTACTGGTTGAGGAACCCATGGTCGGGTCCGGGTTCAAAAAAGTCTATTACGACCCGGTCTTGGGCCGGAACGTCAGCGAATTCGTGCCCAGTGAAGACCTCGTGGTCGATTACTACGCCCGGAGCCTGGAGCGAGCCGCCCGCGTCACGCACGTCTACTACCTGTATCCCTATGAAATTGAACAAAAAATGCGGTCCGGTGAATACCGGGAAACCGATCTCAAGACACTGGGGACTTGGGAGTTGCAGGATTCCAAGCCCCGGGACCAGATCCAGGGCGAGGGCCAGGATCCGGGGGGAACCGACGATCGTTCGAAACCCCATGAAATACTGGAACAACACTGTTGGCTCGATTTGGATGAAGACGGTTTGTCGGAGCCCTACATTGTGTTTGTTCACCGGGAATCCCGGTTTGTGTTCCGGATCACGCCCAGGTTCCTGGAATCCGGTGTTGATATAGATGCCGCGACCGACAAGGTCCTGAGCGTTGTCCCCGAGCAGTATTTCGTACCCTTTATCTTCCTGGAATCGCCGGATGGCGGGTTCTACGGCATGGGCTGGGGCACGCAGTACGCATCGATCAATGAGACGATCAACGCTTTGTATAAACAATTGCTCGATGCCGGAATCCTGGCGAATGCGCCTGGGGGTATCCGTAAGAAGGGGATGCGGATCAAAAACAACGACATGACGATTGTTCCGGGCGAGTGGAAGGAAGCGGAAATCGCTGAAGGCACTAGACTTGGGGACTATTTCTTCCCATTGCCTGTTAAGGAGCCATCGCCGGTTCTGGCGATGCTGGTTGATAAGTTGATGCAGTACGGGCAGCGCGCGCTCTCGAACGTGAACGTCATGGCCGGTGAGAGTCCGGGCGCGAATGTCCCGGCCACAACGACTGTGGCTTTGATTCAACAGGCCATGCAGCAGTTCACGGCGATTTACGGGAGGATTTACCGGGGGCTAGCACTGGAATACAAGCTCCTGGCACGGCTCAATTACCTGTACATGACTCCCAAGCGCTACCGGGAGATCCTGGATATCCCGGATGCTGATCCGCAGCTGGACTTCAATAGCCAGGACTGCGATGTCATACCCGCCGCCGATCCCCGCTACGCCACAAACGTACAGAAGCTCTTCATGGCCCAGATTGTGGAATCTTTGTTAGGCAAGGGATACGACGACCAGAAACTCAGAAAACGATTACTGGAATACCTAGGTGTCGAGGATCACGAGGAACTGTTACCGAAACCTGATACGTTACCCGCGATTGATCCTAGGACGGAAATACAACTCAAGGAACTGGAACTGAAATCCGTGATGGCCCAGATCGAACTCAAGCGCGTGGAGAACGATAGCATGCGGGTTGGGAACGAGATCGCGAATACCAAGAACAACATGGCGATCGAGATCGAGATGGCGCGCGCCAAGATCGAGGACATCCAGGCCGATGTCAGGCGTAAGGACCGCCAGTATTCCGTGAAGGACAAGGACGACCAGATTCTGCGGCTGAATGAGGTCCTGAACCAGGCGCTAAGCGCCATGCAGGACATGGGACTACAGAAACGGATACCGGGACCGGACGTTCCGGGAGCGGAGACAGCCTGATGGATGAACTGGAACAGGAATTCAGGGGCTGGCGCAGTCACGGAATGGCTCAGCTCTTTTTCCAAGCGCTGGCCCGGAAACGGGAGATTGAGGCCCAGGCCATCCTCAGCGGCGGGACCCTGGAATCCCCGGCGTTCACGGCCCAGAAAATAGGATTCGTACAGGGTCTGGATTGGGTGCTCAATACCTGCGTGCCCGATAGCCCTGTCATCGACGGCGAGACCGCCGTTTATCTCAATCATGGGAGAAAATCATGATTATACCCACGTTATATCGGGTCATTGTAAGGCCCGAAATCGTCGAGGAGACGAAAAAAGGAAGTTCGATTATTTTGCCGGAAGAGGTCAGGGACCGGGAACAATTTGGTATCGACCGCGGCACGCTCGTCGCTTGGGGTCCCGAAGCATCGCTCGGTTCCGGGGTATCGTTCAACAAAGGCGAGCGAGTGATTTACGCCCGGTACGCGGGATGCCTCGTCACGGATGATGACGGCACGGACTACCGGATCATGAACGACAAGGAAGTCCTTGCATTGGTACGAGCCGAAGAAGGAGTTGGCTGATGGATACTTTGTTAAATGGGCTAGACGTCCGAAACCTGGAGCCTGAACCCGAGGACACGGATCAGGACCAGGATCAAGATCAGGATCAAGAGCCAGATCAAGATCAGGAGCCAGCGGGAGACCGCACGAAGGACCGGGAACCCACGGAAGTTGAGCGCCTGGCGCTTTCCATGAACTGGGACCCGACTTTGGAGAAAACCGCTGAGGAGTTCATTCGCGATCTCGATCAAGTGCATCGGGAGCAGCGCAAACGAATCCGGCAGAAAGACCGGCAGCACGAAGCGCAGATGCGGAAGATGCGCCAGCAACTGGATGATATTCAGGGTAACATGCGCAGCCAGCGTGAGGCCGAGCGCGCACGCGAGATCCAGAATCTCGAACGCTCCCGCCAACAAGCGTTTGATGAACAGGATGAAGCGGGATTCCGGGAATACGACCGGCGGCTCCGGGAACTGGAGCGCGGTCAGGCTCCGGGCCAGACTCGCGATAGCCAGTCGCAACAGCCGGAGATCGATCCCCGCGTTCAGGCCTGGAAAGAAAAGAATCCCTGGTACGATTCCGGCGAGAACCCGAGGGAAAAACACATGGCGGATGCCGTCTTTAACGAGAGCCTGGAAGCCGGGTTCTCCGTCACGGAGTGCTTGCAAGCGGTCGATGAGGAACTTAAGTATTTCAGGGGCCTCAATACTCGCGGGGGCCAGAAACCGAAACTCCCGCTTGTCGGCGGTGGCCGCCCTGGATCGAGCTTTAAACCCAGGGGGCATACCGTCGCGGACCTGCAACGTGATGATCCTCAAGCGTATGAGGTCATGCGCGCGTACGTGAAAGCCGGGACTCCTGATGGGAATGGCAAACCCATGACTCCTGAAGCGTATATTAAGGATTACTATGATGAATAAACCAGTGGCGAGCAACCAGAAACCAGATCCGAGCAACGGAATCACTTTAAGCGGGACCCCCGGTCAGCAAGCCGAGGTTCCGGTGGTCCAGAACGAAGTTGTGTCCGGGAGTACGCCAGGGCGCGACCCCGACCGTCCGAAATACCGATTGGATGAAGAGCTACTCACCGCGCGTCCGCGCGTGATTCCTCTCTTCGTGATTCCGGGTTACAAGACCCATATCGTGGCCTACGACCCGAAGAATCCGGGAAGCGTCCAGCAATGGATCGAGCACGGCTGGGAAGAGATCATGCCCGCGAATGCCGATCCAAGCCAGGCGGTCGAGGAAAACATTAACCGCGGATACGAAATGACCGGCAATCGCTGCGCTCTCGGCGGTGGTCTCATCGGTATTCCCATGAAACTACCCGAAAAATACTACCAGCTGAGCATGAGGAAACTCGAGGTTTTGAACGACTCCATGCTCGCAAATATCGACGGGCGAGGTTCGCTGAAAGAAGAGGCGAACGACGACGAATTTTACGGAACCCGCGAGACTAAAGGCCGCGGGGTCAAAATCACAAGAGCCCGATAACCCTATGTGGGATCGGGGGAGGATTCAATCATGTCAAACACCAATCGACCCAATGGGTTCACGCCCATCGGTCGCAATGGCGGTGCCTATACCGGGGAACTCACCCCGTATGCCGTGGCCTCGAACTACGCCACGGAAATCCGCCTGCGCGACCTCGTTAAATTAGCCGGTTCCGCCGATGCCGCGGGACTCCCCACGGTCGCAAAAGCTGGGGCTACGGATGTCCCGGTCGGTATCGTCTGCGGAGTCGAGAACTCCACGAGCTTGCAATTGGAACGCAAGAGCATCCCGGCCTCGACCGGCGGAATCGTCTACGTATGCGACGACCCCAACGCATTGGTCGAAGGCCAAATCTCCGGCGCGGTAGCCGCGACCAATTTCGGCCAGACCATGAATTTGGTCGATGCCGCGACCACCACTAACGTCAGCGACATGCAGTTCGATTACGATTCGCTCTCGGCTGCGGCCGGAACGTCTGAGGACCGGGTGTTTCTCTTGGAACGCCTGGTACCGGAACCTGGAAATGAAATGGGCATCTACGCCCGAGTCATCGCAAGCTTCAACCTGCATCAACGCGGTCGCGGCGTTAAAGACGCGACTGTTGGCAACGTTGTCGGACAAATCGGCGTCTAGAAGGAGATTGAACTATGCCACCAATTACTACCGGCTCAATGAGCAAACTATTGAAGCCCGGCGTTCAATCCTTCTGGGGCACCTACAAGGACCTGCCCAAGATTGCACGCCAGATATTCGACGTCCGACGTTCGGGTATGAAATTCGAGGAACTGGTCGAATTGATCGGGCTCGGTGCGGCACGCCGCAAGTACGAGGGACAGAGCATCGCCTTCGGTACCGCCGAGCAAGGAAATACCACCACGTTCCTGAACCTCACCTACGGCCTGGGATTTATCATGACCCGGGAAATGATCGAAGACAATCAGTACCCGACCGAAGGGCCGCGACGCGCCCAGAGTCTCGCGCGGTCCATGGTCGTGACTGAGGAGACGCTGGGAGCCAACGTGCTGAATAACGCTTTCAGCAGCTCGTATCTCGGCGGAGACGGCGTCTGCCTGGGTTCGGCGTCGCATATCAATTCGGTTGACGGCAGTTTATGGAGCAACCTGCTCTCGCAATCGACCGATTTCAGCGAAGGTGGGATCGAACAGGCCTTGATCGAGATCGACGCCTTCACCGACCCCCGGGGCCTACACATTAAAGTCAGCCCCAAACAGCTCGTCGTGCCACCCAGCAAGCAATTCATGGCCCAGAAGATTCTGACCACGATGACCACGCCCTTTACCGGGAATCTGACGAAGAACATCATCGCCACCCAGAATCTCATTCCCGGCGGTGTCGTGAAGTGGAACTATCTGACCAATTCCGTGGCGTGGTTCCTCACTACGGACGCCCCGGACGGTCTGGTCATGTTCGTGCGCCGCCCGGTCGAGTTCGGTGCAGATAACGACTGGGATAACGAGAACGCGAAGTATAAGGCCACGATGCGTATCGTGTTCGGCTGGGCCGATCCGCGCGGAATCTTCTGCTCGGCAGGTATCCAGTAATGAAAGGAGAGAGAATCATGAAACGATTACCTATCCTTGCATTGCTACTCACCACGCTGTTGCTGGGATTCGCGCACGCTGAAGTCACACGATTCCCCGGTGGTGTCAGCACCGGCGATATCGGTAGCCTCTGGCAGAACTTTACGGTTCCCCAGTTCACGCGCGCGCATACCTACTTCGACGACTTCGATCGCTACAGTGCCGACGACTGGTCGATCACCACGACGGCCTATGTCTCGACACCGGGATCGACGCTCAGCGATGCCGATAAAGGCCTTCTGAACACCACAAATGTCAACGGCATCGGTGGCGTGCAGATTCACCAAGGCACGGCCGAGACCTTCTTGTTTGAAAGTGGCAAGGAACTCTGGTTTGAGGCCCGTGCCTCGGTGGTCAACGTCACGTCATGTACCGCCGTGGTCGGTCTCTGCCAGACCTCTTCCTACGATTACATCGGCCAGCAGGTGGCTCTGTTCGTGAAACCCCCGACCACGTCCTCGACGCTGTTTGTCGTGCGTGCCGCGGACAACACGAGCGCTGCCAGCACGACCGTTGCAACCGGTATCGACACGGTCGCCGAAGCGACGGCCGTGACCTACGGCTTCTATTACAACGGCGTCTCGACCATTACCTACTATGTCGATGGCGTTCTAACCGGAAGCGTGGTGAACACCACGATGCCGACTCTGGAGGTCGCGCCAACGTTCGGCATTATCTCCGATGTCACGGGAAGCGCCACGAATCAGCTCAATGTTGACTACATCTTCGTAGCCAAGGAACGATAGGATAACGGGAGTGGCGTGGCCCTCGCGGTTGCGCCACTCCCTGATTCCGGGAGTCGATCATGGCCGGTCTGCCACAGACGCACTACGTGCCCGGAGACGCGAATTACAGCTGTCCGCGTTGCGGGTTCCAAGTCAAGCACTCGACAACCAGACGGGAATGGACGAGAACCCGTGTATGTGCCCGGTGCTGGGACCCGATGCCGGTACAGTACAAGCCGGGGTACGGTTATGTCTATAACCGGAATCGGATACTGGAACCGAGTCCGGAACCCGAACCACTGTACGTCGAGGACATCGTGGCCGCGGATGAACTGGAAGGCATTATCTACCCGGACGATCAATACGTCGGGACGCCGGATGGCGATAGATTTGGCTGGTAATCATGGCAACTTCAGGCTCGACCGATTTTAAGATGACGTGTAGCGAGATCGTGCAGGACGCGATGCAGAAGATTGGTGTCGTGGGAGCCACGGAAACGCCGAGTAACGCCGACATGGATACGGGCCGCAAGGTCCTGAACATGATGGTGAAGGCCTGGCAGAACAAGGATGTCGGGATGTGGTTCCTACAGGAAGCGAATCTGTTCCTGCAATACGGGCAGCGGGCCTATTCCCTGGGACCATCCGGCGATCACTGCACGCTCTCTTACGTGCGGTCCGCGTTAGCGGAAGCGGCTGAAGCCACGGACACGACCCTGTATTTGGATGCCAGCGATATGAGCACCGGGGATTATATCGGCATCGTTCTGGACGACGGGACCCTGGATTGGAAAACTTTGGATACCACGCACACGGCTACGGACGCGGTCATTACCGAGGGCCTGTCCGGGGACGCGGCTGCCGGGAACTACGTGTTTGCGTACAGCACCAAGATTCAACGACCGGTCGATGTTTTGGACGCGCGGTTCGATGTCCTGGATGGGGGCCAGCAGCCGGAGATCGAATTCGTCAACCGCTCCGATTTTTTCAAACTCTACGACCGGGTCGCGCGCGGTCAATTGATCCGCGCTTACTACGATCCGCAGCTCACCAATTCCCGTATCTGGGTCTGGCCGACGGCGGATAACGTGAACCATACCGTGAAACTCACACTTCAGGTCCGGGTCGAAGACCTGGACGCATTGACGGACGACATTCAGTTTCCCAGCGAATGGCTCGAAGCCCTGACGTACAACCTGGCGAAACGGCTCTGCCCGTATTTCCTGAAACCGGTTCCGCCGGACATCGACGAGTTTGCCCGCACGGCCTTTAACGATGCTTCGATGAAAGACGAGGACAGCTCGCCGTTTAGAATGGGGGTGCGCTGGGATGGCTAGGGCTGTTAAATCCAGTTGGAACATCATGGGCGGGGCCTATCAAGGCCAGTCCCTGGATGCCAATTCCCAGGAATGTGTGAATCTGTATCTGGAAACGGATCGCGCGGGAGGGCGCACGGCTCTGATCGCCACGCCTGGATTGCAGGGGAAATTCATTCTCTACGACGCGAACGGGATTTGCCGGACGCAGGCAAAATCAGGGGCTGGGACTCTCTTGTGTAACGGAGAATTATACGGCCAGGGATTCGCCAACGACTTCTATCTCATGGTCCGGTCCACGGGAAACGATTCGGGAGTAACGTTCAGTATCACGGGGATCGATCGCGCCGGCGCCCAGGTCACGGACTCGTTCTTAGGGTCCGATAGCGGTGTCGCTTACAGCACAGAAACGTTCTATTCCATTGTCAGCATCTCGGTCTCGGGAGCCCTGGCGGGATCCGTCACGATCGGGGCCTCGGCGCTCGCCACGCTCCCGGCCTGGTTCAGGGGCACTGAAATTCGGTGTCTCAGGGATCTCGACGGCGTGCTCTATGCCGTGATTGGGAACCTTCTGGTCTCCATCACGACCGGCGGGATCGTCACGGCCTTAAACGACCATGCGATGAATACCTGGCAAGGGATTGTTACCGCCGACGACAACGGCCGTCAGATCATGTTCTGCGACGGAACCCTGCATCTCGCGTATCTCTACGATGCCAGCGACTCGACGTGGACGCGTTTGAACGAGAGCGACTACGAGTTTTTGGGTGGGGGCAGCGTCACGTATTTCAACGGCTATTTCCTAAGTCACGAACCCGGAACCAATAAAGTGTATTTCTCAGGATTCACAGACGAGTTGTCGGACGGCCTGGTGTGGGACGCCCTGGATTACCTGGAAGCGAATTCCAACAGTTCCGATATCGTCCGGGTCCTGACCGACCGCCGTGAACTCTGGGTATTCAAGACCGATATCACGGAGATATTTTACAGCACGGGGGATGCTGATGCGCCTTTCGCGCGGCGGCCCGGCGGTTCGCTGGATGCCGGATGCCTGGCCGTGGGGTCCCCCGTGGTAGCGGACAACTCCGTGTTCTGGCTCGCACACGACAGGACAGTGCGGAGAGCCACGGGGTACAACCCGCAGGTCATTAGCACGCCGGGCATCGCGTACCGGATCGGGCAGTACCAGGATGCGAGCGATGCTGTCGGATACTCGTATTCCCTGAACGGGCGCATCCACTACATGCTGGTTTTCCCCACGGGAGACGATACCTGGAGTTTTGAGTCAGAGGCCGGGAACTGGATACGCCGGGCTTCGTACGTCACGGATACGGATCGAGACGGGCGGTATCGCGGGAATGCCTACACGGAGTTTAATAACTGGAACCTGGTCGCCGATTACGAGAACGGCATTATTTACGAACTGCGTTCCGATGTCTATACCGAGAACCTGAAACGCCGGAACTGGCTGAGACGCGCGCAGGTGATTCAGAGCCAGAACAATATGATTTTCTACGGGTCACTGGAAATCGAGTTTGAATCCGGTGTTGGACGCTCCACGGGCGTGAGGCTCCAGGATGTGATGGATACCTGGAATGAAGTGCTGACTGGTGAAAGCACGGGCACGGACTACACGGGGGACGGCTCAATCACTTTAGACGACGTGACAGCGGCTTGGGCGTTGTACCAGATCAATAGCGCCGGTCCCTGTGCCCAGCCTCGTGCGGCGCTCCGGTACTCGAATGATGGGGGCCACACCTGGGTCAGCGAAGGGTGGCGTGAGATCGGCAGAACCGGGGAATACAGCCGGGGTGTCCGGTTCGATCGCTTGGGGTCCGCGAAACACCGGGTGTTCGAGATCCACGGCGGCGATCCGGTCAAAACCGTGATACTGGGCACGACCCTGCGGGCCGAAGGAGGCCTGGACTCATGAGCGCTCCTCTACCGTCCGTTCCGAATACGCCAGAGATGTTCGACGACAAAGGCCAGATGGTTCCGACCTGGCGCGGATTCTTTGATACCTGGCGCTCGGTTCTGAACCCTATTTACGATGCGGTCCAGGCGCATTCCGGGAGTATCAGCGACCTGGATTCACTCCTGGGGTCCGTGAAACCCATGCCCGGCGGCGATATCGTGGGGACCACCGACGTGCAGACCGTCACGAACAAGACGATACAAGACTCCACGATTGACGCCTCGAACGCGATTGATCTTGGTGAAGGGATTACGGTAGTTAATCCTGATGTGCGATGGAACTACGCATCGCATACCTATACGGCATCGCCCGAGACGTGGACGCTATCTGATACGGAATCGAGTGCCCTATTGCTACTGATTCCCATCGCACTTGCCGGGGCTAAAATCGTGGCTCCGTATGAAGAAGGACGTGTCTATATCGTGACTAATAATGGTGCCAATGATGTGTGGTTCTGGACCACGGCTGCCCAGACTGCCCACGTGGTCGTGACGGCGGGTACCAGTATTATTATCTATCATAATGCCACGGCTTATGCCGCTGCGACCGGTACATTCTAATGAACGAAGAACGCTTGAACGAGATAGCCAGGGAGTTAATGCCGTTGCTCAAGAACGATGCCTGGGCGGTACGGTTCTGCGTGCAGTGGATCCGGGTCTGCCAGTTCTGGGACGATCTCATTGATAAGGACTGTCCATTCGATAACGCCAGGATTCATCTGTGCATGGAAACGGCGGTTCTGGATATCCCCGAGAATCCATTCTTCCAAGCCCACGCCCTGCAACTGCTACCGATGATGCGGAACGCCGTGTTGTGCTGGAAAGACAGCAACGATATGGAGCGCCGGGACTCGGAACACGCGCGGGTCCTCGCATTCGGACTCCGATCCGCGTACACGGAGATACTGAACTATGTGGCGTATCTTGTAGGCGGCATGGACTGGGCCGAAAAAGTGGGACCGGCTCTACGGCTTTTGAACGACGAAACGATCCAGGATTACTGGGAGGATCACGACGATGTGCTTCAACGATAATACCGCTAAGGCGGCTGGAAAAGCCAAAAAAGAATATAAAAAAGCCATGGAGGAAATTCGTGGCTGGCTCTCCCCCTTCGTGACCGGTGGTCAAGCAGGATTCGAGGAGTTCGTGCGCCGGGCCTTTGCCGGTCCCGGAGAATTCACGGCATCGCCGGGATACGAATGGGCCAAGAAAGAGGCTCTGGATTCCCTGAACGCCAAGGCGTACGCCAGCGGTACCGGGGGCGGCGCGCTCCAGAAATCACGGATGCGGTACGCTGAAGGGCTGGCTAGCCAGGAATACGGGAATTGGTTGAACGAACATTATGCGTCTTTAAATCCTTTCATGCAGATATCGCAGATCGGCCTCAATGCCGCGAACCAACTCAGCGGGTTTCGGCAGAACACGGCACAGGGCGTGGCCAACATGCTCCTGACCCAGGGGCAGGCGAAGGACGCGAATACGATGGGTTGGCTGAATACCGGGATAGGTCTTGCAGGGCTGGGTCTTGGAGTTGCCGGACTTGCCAAAGCCGCTCCGGCAGCCGCCGCTACGACTACGGGCGGTGGGTTGAATAGTGCTTTTGCGCTTCCGGCCAATAGCGGGATATCGAACTTCACGCCACAGTTTTCACAGAATATCGGCCCCTCATTATTCTAACAGGAGTCCATCATGCCTCAGTATTTTACAGGATTATCGCCAGAGCAATACACGGCCCCACTCTCCGCGTACGTCGAGGGGCGCAAGGCGCGGCAGGATATTCGTCTCGGTGAGAACCGCGTGAAATTAAGCGACTTGACCACCAAGTGGATGGAGGAGGACCGGCCCTACGAGGTCGAGAAGCTGAAGCGGGATAAAACGCTTGGGGATCAGCAAGTCACACTCGGCGGGCTCGGCTTGAAACAAGCCGGGCGTGAAGAAGAAATCGGTGCCTCCACGTTCGAGAAGCAGAAAGAATACGCGATCAATCTCCTGGAATCCCGGCTATCGAAACTCAATACCGATCAGAAAGCCGAAACCATTGCCATGTACGGAGACGCTGCCGGAATGTTGCAGAAAGCCTTGCCGTACATGGAAAAACTCGAACAGTACAATAATTTTGTGGACAAGATCAATGGTTTTATCGGCGACACGGGATTACCGACGTTTCAGAACTTCTCGGGGACACCCGAGGAATTTCCAACATTCAGAGACAGTCAGAATAAATTGATCTCCGAGGTTGGAGCACAGTTTCAGAAGTACGTGAAGCAGACCGACTACATGACCGGGGCTTTGAAGACTCGGGAGGCGAATAAGACGGCGGAGATGAAGAAGCGTGGGGGCCAGGGCTCAGCGCCGAAAGCAGAAGACACGGTCAAGCAGCCGACCGTGAGCGAGCGGGCTTCGGCGCTCAGGCTGGCGAAGGATGAACTGACTCTCGATCCGCAGGTTCTACCCACAAAGGAAGATATCGAACGTCGCGCCCTCGAAATTCTTCAGGACCGATACCCGAATTGGAACCCCAAGGGCGTTCGGGTTGGCGGCAAAACGGAAGAACAACAATTGGCCGATGAGGATTGGCGCACCTGGAAAAAGCCACGGGGTATGTAATGCCTATTCAAGCTTATAAAAACTGGATGCTCGATCCTGAGTACCAACAACTCTCGATCAAAGAGCAGCGTCGTATTCTCGAAAACTATTTTAACGGCAAAATAGTTGACGATGAGTTTCGCTCATTACCAGAAAACGAGCAGATAGCAATACGCAATAATTTTCTTAAAGATCATTTTACACCAGACATTGAGAAGCGTCTTGGTATTGAAATACGCGAACCAATTAACACAAAGCCTAAAGACGCATCGGGACAAGGTGTTGTTGAAAACCTTGCTGCTGGGTTCATGCAAGGCGTAAAAGCGCCTACCGCTAGTGTTGTCGGTTTGTTTGATCCTGAAGTTGGCGCTGAGATGCAGCGTGACATCCAGGAACAGCATCCGTCTGAAGGTGCGGCTGGATTTGTTGGGCAATCCTTGGGTAGTGTTGTTCCATCGGTTTTGGCTTTACCTGCCGGTCCTGCTGCTGCGGCGGCTGGCCTTGCCGGTTACTACGGTGCGAGTGGTGCTGGTGAAGAACGCATCAAGGCATCTGAGGCGCGTAAAGCCGGAGAGGATATTCCGACAGAGCAAGAGTTTAAGGCTGCTATTGGAAACGCTTTAATTCAGGGCGGTGGAGAAGCCGCCATGGGTGCGGCCTATGCTAAACTGTTTGGTGCCGGCGGAAAACTAACTGGTAAGTTATTACCACGAACGGCGAAGGGTGCCGGTTTAGGTGCAGTGGTTGAGGGTGGGGAGGAATCTATACAACAGACTGCGCAGAATGTTTTAGAACGCGAGACTGGCATTGATCCTGACCGTGGAGCGTTTGAAGACGTTCCAGAATCATTCCTGGGTGGTGCAATAGGCGGTGGTTTTCTGGGCGGTGCGGGTGGTGTCTTGACGCCACAACGCCAAGTTGAGGATGTGCAGCAGGATACTGCACAAGGTATGGAGTTTGCTCCAGTCGGCGTCACGGCAGAGGATATGCTATCCGGCATGGAGAACGCGACGGACGCTGATTTGCAGCAGGCACTCGGTCGCGCCCATGAAGCACTCGGGCAAGACCAAGACAACCAGGAAAAGAGAAAAGCGTTCATTGCCATCAAGCGGGAGATCGAGCGGCGGAACCAGCCACCCCAGCCAGATGTGTTACGAAACCAAGCCAACGATCTTCGCGTGCAACTGGTTAAGGAACCGGACGAGCAGAAACGCGCCGGGCTACTGGATCAACTGACCAAGGTGGAACAGAAACTCCAGGCGTCCGGGGTGCAGCGCACGGGCATCGGGACTCCATTGCAGACGCCGGAGACGGTGAAACCAGATACTCGCCCGTCAGCGACCAGTGAACTGGATGTGTTGCGCCAGGAAAGCGAGCGTCTGAATACCGAACTGGAGGACAGCCACAAGCGCTCTCGCGGGCTGCAGGAAAAAATCGCCGGGACGACCAACGATCACACCAAGCGCATAATCCTGATCGAGCAGCTGGCGGCTGAGGTCCAGGAATATAAAAGTAAACTCGCACGCCAGGCCGGAATCGAGCTTCGTGCCGGGGAACTCCGTGCTGCCGCAGCACGCAAACAGCTTCCCGCGCCACCGGAACCAGCGTTGCAATCCGCAGTCGATCCGAATCTGATTACTCCCACTCGCGGCTCCATGGCCGAATCCCAGGTCGAGGCCGGGATGGTCGAAAATCCCTTGGAGCGTGGCGGCGTCGAGGCCTCGACGGCCAGGGCCAGGCAACAGCGCACCGTGAGCCAGCCTTCAGCACCAGCCCTGGAAGCTATCGATCTCGCAACTGATTACGGTGTCCGGGCCGAGACGGAAGCCAAGATTAACTCAATGCCGCGCAAGGAACTGAACGCTCTGGCGAAGTCGTTGGGCGTTGATTCTAAAGGGAACGTCGGCGAGTTACGCCAGCGGTTACTCAAACGCGGCGTCGATCCGGCAGTCCTTGGAATTGACCGCGACGCAATCCGACAGAAGGTCGAGGATGCGTTAAACAACCGCAAACCGCCTCCACCGCCCGCAGGACCCGCTGGCCCATCCGGCCCGGCTCCGACGAAGCCAAAGGGACCGGCACCGGTTAGTCCGAGTCCACAAGGCACGCTTAATGATGCAAAATCCGCATTAGAGCAATCCGATCTACAGCGTACAGGTATATCAAATATCAGCGGTTCAGAATACTTTGCAGTTGATCGTGATTATGCTGATAGGCCAGATTACCCAAGGTTACGTGTCTCAGATCATGCGACGACCGGACGAGGCCAATCTGCCGCTATTGAAGTTGGCGACCATCAAGATGCCGATTTTGGATTAAACGAGATACCCCAGGCAATAGAGCGGTTAAAACAACTCCATGAACAATGGCGGGAGGAAAATGGATTCAATGAAGAGAAGGATGATGTAACAACGAATCATATTGAGGATGGAGAAACTCAGGGTACCAAGCGCGTATTAGTCAAGGATTCCGATGGCAAGGTTTTAGGTGAGCGCATCGTGGTAGTTAATGGCATTCCACTCAGTAAGCGTGATGCTCTGTATAAAAACGCACTACGAGAAATCAATCAGGAGATCAAATCTAAAACGCCAGTAACCCAGGAGACGATCAATGATACGCAAAACCAAGAGGGGGTACGTGGTGCAGTCCCGCGAGGGCAAGAACCTGGGAGGTCCGTACAAGACCAGGGACCAAGCCGAGAAGCGCCTGCGCCAAGTGGAGTACTTCAAGCACCGGGACAAGGGGAAGTAGGCGAAGGCACCGTTTCCCGTACGCCCGAGACGACGCAACGTAAACCTCGTGCGACCAAGCCGGGGAAGCCCCTGCACGACATGAAGTTTAGTACGTGGTTAGCCGACGCTCTTTACAGGATTACTGGCAAGAGAGGGTCCAAGATCGGTCTTCCGGCTCCTAATGTTCTTGGCAGCCACGAGTTTTGGGCGCACACAGATATCCTCGACCGATACAAACACAACGACGCAAACGCACGGAATAGGCGTAAGGGCGAGTTGTTTATCTCCCCAGCCAGAATCAGGGAATTCACAGGACTGTCGCCATCCCAAGCCAAGCGTAACGGCGATGTTGACATCCAGCGTATCTATGATGAGTTTCGCGCCGACTTCCCCGGATTCTTCCCCAATGTCGAATCCGAACAAAATTATGGAACGGATTACGAACGGGAAGCCATTAAGGCGTTCATGGACATCCTGAAGTCCAGTGCTCCGACAATACTTGACGCCGCCAAACAAAATCGTGTTACTATCCTGGATGAATCCATGCTGGCCGATGAGTTGCTTGCGAAGCACCAGTCGGAAGAGGAAGCAGAGTTTGAAGCGTGGCTCGATGAACACCCCGAAGCGCGCAAGAGGATTGAAGATGAAAAAGCCAAGCGATCGAGAGCTGAGAGTTTATCTGAGGAAGAAGCAGCTAAAGAAGGAGCTATTAACGAAGCTCTTGAAGCACTTCAATCAGAGGGGTATCCAGCCGACGCGATCGACAGAGACACGGTAGAGATTCTCGTTGACTACGGATACACGACGGATGAAATATTTGAGTCCTTTGCGCGGGATCAAGGAGAACTCGATGCAAGTCTTAATCCCGATGAATTTGAGGACGCTTTCTCACAAGCCGTCGATGCCTTTCTCGAAGAAAAGGCAAGCCCGAAGCCCGTAAAACCACAGCAAGAAACGCCTGAGCATCTTGAGCCTCCCGATGCTAAGGGGAATCAACAAAGTACGTTTGTGGATTACGAGGAGGACGATAAGGGACTTCTCGGCGGGCTCTTCTCCCGCACCAAGCCCGTGGCCGCTGAAACGATCCTCCAGGAAGCCAAGGATACGCTGGGCACGACGGAGAAACTGACCGAAGCCGGATTTGTGCTGCCTGACGGGACGCTGATTGTTGTGCCCCAGCGGGGCGGTAAAAAATCGTGGTACACCGCAGGGCATAAATGGATTGCCAGTTTGATACCGAGTCTTCAGGACCGCGTATCGGCACTCACCGACTTCATGGAAGCCGGGGCTATTCGTATCGACTATCAGCCCGGCGGCGGGAGTACGATCGAGATCAGGGGCGTGCCGACCGCCAAGCAACAAGCGGTTCTGACGCGCATGATCGAGGGCTCCAAGGGTGCCATCCCGGTTGATATGATCCGCACGCTCCCTGACGGGTCTCTGGATATGTATAGCGGCTGGTATACCGATTCCAAGACACTGGCTGCCGACGCCAAGAGTTTCGCATCCGGGCGCTTGAAGATGACCGGGAGTTTGATTCAGCAATTCCACCAGTCTGACGGGACGCACTGGGCCGGGCGGCGGAACAAAGTTCAGGGCATGGGTGTACTGAAGACTGCGCGTGCCGTTGCCCCGCTTGGTTACGAGCTGGAGGTTGTGAAAACGATTAACGATCTGCCTCCCAGGATGCGGAAGCGTGCTGCGAAACTATCGAGGGATGGCTTCAATATCGAGGGCGCTTACGATCCCGAGACTGGCGTAGCCTACTTGGTCGCTTCTAACATTTCGAGTGCCAAGCGTGCGGTGGAAGTGGCTCTGCACGAGAGCATTGGTCACGGTGGTTTGCGTGGGGCATTGCGTGGGAAACTGAATACATTTTTGTCGCGCATGGCGTTGAGTAAAGAGTATCGTGATAAGATCAAATCGCTGTCGAAGGAACTCAAGATTGACCGTCTGGAAGCGGCAGAGGAGTTTTTTGCCAAGAGCGTTGAAGACGGGACGATTGACCAGTCATGGTGGAGCAAGTTTGTAGGGGCTTTCCGTGCTGCACTGAGGGGTATCGGGATTGAGTTAGAGTTTACGTCTCAGGACCTGAAGCGTCTGGTCCGCATGGCTCACAAGGCGGCGCAGCTACGGGGGGATACTCGTACCAGTGGTGCGAGATTTAGCGCCACGAAGCCAGCGACGGAGTACGATCGTCTGTATAACGGCCTGCTGGAGGGTGGCGCGACGCCTGATGAAGCCGCACGCTGGGTTGAGGAGATGGGCGTTACCAAAGACACCCCGCTCAGCAAACCGGCAGAGGCGACGGAGACAACGGGATTTTCAATACCGGAACAAACGGCGTTACAAAAACTTGGGCAGACGTTTTGGAATAAGTTTAATCGCCTAGAGCAAATTCAAGACATCATTGGCAAGGTCGCAGAAGATCAAGATGCCGTGATGGCTAATGAGTTATTGCCTGGGCGTTCCGGCAATGAAATCCTCGACTTTAGCAAGAAAGTTATCGACCCGATTCTGAAGCGTCTCGCGCACGCTAAACTAACACTCGATGATCTAGGCGTATTTCTCTATGCCAAGCACGCCAAGGAACGCAACGAGCACATTGAACGTAAATGGGCTGATATTGAAAAGATTCCCAAGAAGTACCGTGAAATCATTGATGTCATACGGACTCAGGGTTCTGGTATGACCAATGAGGAAGCTCAGGCCATTCTTGACCTGTATAAAGATGACAAGGTTATACAGGAGTTAGCTAAAGAGGTTTGGGCCTACGAGCAAAAGAATAGGGATCGTCGTCTGGATGCCGGATTGTTGACGGAAGAAGAACACCATGTTTTGAGTACGATGTTCGATTTTTACGTTCCGCTCAAGCGGGACAAAAACGGCAAGAGTCGTATGCGTACCGGAAAGGGATTGTCGGTTTCCGGTCCCGAGATCATTCAAGCGTGGGGGCGCACGACACCGGCACAGAATCCATTCGTGCAATCAACGCTCGATACTGTTGAAGCCATTGTCCGGTCTGAGAAGAATCAGGCCATCGAATCGCTTGCAAAATTGATCGAAGCGAATCCTAACGAAGATTTATGGACGATCCACGAGCAGAAGTATATCCCATATTACAATGAGGGTGGCGAGTTTCAGGGTACGCACCCATCGCACATTATCAATGAGAATCAAGATGTTGAATTTAAGCGGAATGGCAAGCAGTTTATCATCAAAATTCACGACGAAGCGTTGGTACGTGCATACAAAAATCTTGGAGTGGACCAAGTCAAAAAGTGGATACAAGTTTTACAAAAGTATAATGGTTTATTACGTAAGTCAATCACGACCTGGAGCGTGCAGTTTGGGCTGACGAACTTCGAGCGAGACTTTCAGACCGCGATGATTCACTTAGCCGGTGAGATCGACCCCAAGATTGCCAAGGCTGTCGCTAAAGATATTCGTAAAGCCATGCGTGGTGTATGGCGCAACGTTCGTGATAAATCCACACAGGATGAATGGTCTAAAGCTTATGACGAACTACGAAAACTTGGTGGTGTGACCGGATGGTTTGCTTACGATAACTTCGAGCAAAAGGTAAAGCGACTTGAAAACGAACTGAAACAATTTAACGAAAGTCCCACAAAGGCCATACCTCGAAAGCTATTAAAGCCGCTGGGGCAATTGCTTGAAGATTATAACCAGAGTATTGAAAATGCGGTTAGGTTATCGGCATACGTTCATCTGGTAAAAAATGGGTACAGCAAACAGAAAGCCGCGCAGTATGCAAAAAACGTCACAGTAAACTTTGATAAGAAGGGACTGGCAACCAACACCAGTGGAGCGCTGTATCTCTTTTCTAACGCTGCAATCGGTGGGGCAATGAGAAGCTTACTGTCTCTTGCAAAACACAAGGGGACCCGAAAGATTGTTGCGGGCATCACGGCCACGGCGTTCCTGTCTACTCTATTGAATCGCTTGGTTGATGACGATGACGAGTACGATAAGATCACTCCATATAACCGAGATATGAATCTTTTGATTCCTGTGCCTGGCTTGAAGAAGCATGTTGCTATACGGGCTTCATACGGCTACAACGTGTTTAATGCGCTTGGTAACGTCATGGCCGATATGCTGGTTGGTAAAGAAACTGTAATGGGTGGGGCAAAACGTGTTCTGCGGTCCGTGGATCAGGGATTTAATCCGCTGGGGGCCGGTAGTTTGATACAGACTGTTATTCCCACGATTGGCGACCCATGGGTCCAGATTTTAGAAAACAAGAACTTTGCAGGCAACCCAATTTATAAGGAACAGCCTCCCTACCAACCCAAGGTTCCTGATAGCGAACTGTACTTCAAATCGGCCAGAACGCAGACAGTCGCGCTAACCAAATGGCTCAACGCTGTCACTGGCGGAAGTGAGAAAGTCAGTAAATTTATTGACATCAATCCAGAGGTATTAGATCACTTGCTGGATTCCTATACCGGTGGAGTCGGTAAACTTATGGGTGATACTGTCGATACGTTAGCTACCTTTGCGAAGATGGAGCTGCCCGAAGCGCATAAGGCTCCCATTCTGCAAGTCATGGTTAAAGGTCCATCGGCCTCGTTCGCACGTAGCCGGGCGCTGGATACGCTGGCGGAATCGGGCCGCACGATCTTCGGCGAGATCGACACCCAGCGGTTCCGGGATGATATGAAGTATGCGTTTGAAAAGAAAATTATAACCGCCGAACAGTATTCCAATTACTTGAGGCGATTCACTAAAAACCAAGCTGAAGCGAAAGCCAGCCTGGGTAAAATCAAGAGCGAGCGCAAACAAGAACGTCCGGCACAGCCTGAGCGCACGGAGCGCCGGGACCGTCCCGAGCGTCCCACGAGAAAGATCGGTCTCGGCATGAGGCCGCCCGTTACAATCGGATCGTTTGCATGAGAGGTCATGATGGCTGATACCAATATCACCGCACGTTTTGTCCCGAATCCCGTCCCACAGTTCTTTGCCACTGACGGCACTCCAGCCGCGGGGTATAAACTGTACCATTTCAATACGGGGTTGACGACCGACAAAGATATTTGGACCGAGGAAGTCGATACCAGCGATGAGGCTCACAAGCACGCGCAGCCGATTGTCCTGAACTCCCGTGGGGAGGTTCCGGGCGGCATGTTCGGGACCGGGAAATACACGTTCGTGCTCATCCCCCCCACTGGCCCAGCAGATGATGATTACAGCGACGCGATCTGGACGATCAACGATGTTGATGCCGTTACGATCCAGGACTACGTCAGGGAGACGATCTTCGCCTGTGCGGACGCCGCTGCGGTTCGATCCGCTCTCGGCTTAAACGATGCCGCGCTTTTGGATGACGTGCAGGGCGAGGCTGGCAATGTCGTGGTCTACGATGAGAATGGGCGATACCCGGCAGAGGATGGGCGGAATATCGAGAATGTGGTCACGGTCGTTAGTGGTACTTGGACTCCGACGCCGCCTTTGCCACGATCCTATTTGGCGGGATTGAAGATCACGCGGGCGAGTGCTGTGTCTATTACCGTTGAGGTCGGGGTCTGCCGTGACGTCGATGATGGCGCAAACATTGAAGTGACGACCCCGATCACGAAATTAACGAATGCCGTGTTTGCCGAGGGGAATAATGCGGGAGGAACATTGGGTGGGGCGGCAGGTGCGGATACCTGGTACCACGTGTTCCTGATTAAAAAGAGTTCCGACGGTACGGTCGATGTTGTTTTCTCCAGTAATGCGACACTTCCGACGCCACCAACGGGATTCGACATCAAGCGCCGGATCGGCGCGTTCATGACCGACGCCACGCCAGAAGTGCTGGATTTCACACAACGCGGGGATTATTTTTGGTTTAATGCGATTCAGGAAGACGAATCCGCAAAAAGTGTTGGTACTAGCGACACGACAATCACGCTAGATTTTGTTCCAACAACCGTATTGTGTGATGCCATATTAAATGTACTGCTAGATAAAACTGCGTCTGCTGATATATCTTTAATGGTGTTTCCAACCACGATGACTGCCGAGACGCCATCTGGAATTTCGACTACTGCACCTGATGCCCATGTATCGCCTGGATTCACCTTTAGTTCGGATACAACTGGAGATCAGCCATGCGGAGGACAAATTATTATTCCATTAAATTCCAGTAAGCAATTTACTGTCCGTGCATCTGAAGCGAGTTGTTATTTTTATGTCTGGACACTCGGCTGGATCGACCGCCGGGGCCGGGACGATTGAGGAATTATCAAAATGAGAATCTTCAATGCCTTACTGATCCTGCTTCTTACTACCGGACTGTCGTTCGCGCAGATCCTCAAGATTGATGACGCGACGACGGCTGAGGGGGTGGATGGGACAGAAAACATCCCAATCTCGAAACTCCCGGCAGGCGGGAACAAGCGGGTGCCGCGTAAGATGACGCCCCAGCAGATTCTCGATGCGGGACTCGACGCCACATTCGGCGATCTCGATCTCCAGGATCTTACCGTTGCGGGGCTCCCGTATAACGCCACTTATTTTACCGAGTTAATCAATGGATCGACCACAACGCTTCATGCTCACGATTTCAGGTCCCAGGTTGAGGCTGATGTTACTTCTTATGTCGATTCACTTAACTTGAGTTCTTTGTACGTCCAACGATGGTTAATACTTCCGGGAGTCTCTACCTTCACGGGGGTGCTGAACGACAGTACGCAGCGGATCAAATACGCCTGGCTTTCGATCTATGGCCGGGAATTCGATTACGACGATCTGTCAAAACCGCGAGCCTCTAACGACTCGGTCTTCCAGGCGCTGGGGCCGGGCAATGGTACGCATTTCGGGGTCCAGGTCTCGATGGATTACCCATGGTTGAGTACCGACGCATCGACACGTCAAACCCTGGGGCAACCCGAGTATATTCTGGCTACCCTGATCTATGCGCTACAAGGTGCTGGTGAACCGGATTACGGGACGGTATTCTGGCTGTCGTCCCTATCGACAATCACGGTATCCGGTAGTACTATCGAGGTTGATAACATGCAGCCCTTTACATTCTGGAGCCAGGAAACGATGAGGTTGTACTGATGAAAAATCCATTACTACGCATTTTATTCCAATATCTGCTCGTGCTCTGTGTATGGGACGTTCTCGCTGTCGCGGTTTTTGCCGACGAACCCACGACCATCGTACGCCATCGCGGCAAGGCCGGACTGGCGGAGCGTGTTGAGTCGAAAGGCAAGAGCGCGAAGGAAAACACGGTGCGCGTCCGCTTTGGCAAGACTATCGGCGACGTGGTGATTCAGGAGCGAGTGGTGGTGAAGGGCGTGGATGTTTTCGAGTCCAAGCCGACGAAAGAACGAAAAGAAACGGCGAAAGAGCGACCGCAACCGGCGAGCGTTAAGCCTCTGAAAGCGAAGGTGCCAAAATGAATATCAATGGAGACCTTATATATATTCAGGACTCAGCCCAGCCCTTGTTGGATTCACCGTCTGAAACTCTCACCAACCTTACGAAGGGATTCAACCGGCGGGAAAGGCGGCTGTCCGAGCGAGGGCGTGAAATTATATCAGACTGCAAGGGTTCTACTGAGTTTGCACCAAGACCAAGTAGACCGCGATGCAGGAAAGCGAAGGTGGGGCGATGAAACCAATAGCAACATTAATTATCCACGGACTTCCTGAGATGAAGAAGTCCGAACTAAAACGTTTACTGATTTGGCTTTCTACGCAAGCTGAAGCAGTTGTATCGAACCCAAAGGAGTATAACAGGCGCTATACGGCGCAGTTGCACCACAGTAAAGCGCAGGTGAGCCGATGACCAATCGAACCATAATTTTATTTGTTTTTACAATTTTATTTGCATTAGCCACGCTGGTGCATGAGGTCTCAGCCGCTCCCGTCCTGCTCGAATCCCAAACGATCAACAACGGCGATGGCACAAAAACTTTTATGACCAGATCTGGCGGATGGTGGCGCGATGATTCCGGTGCTATCCATGAGACCGTGAGCGAGTTAATAGCAAGCGACGGCGTGTGGGACATTGAGAACATCAGTGCCCCGCACAAAGTCTTTGCGGCCACGGACGAACCGCGTTGGCGAGTCGATCCCCCGGCAGGTGAAGCCGCTGGGATGGAGATCGCATTCAGCACTGTATCACTCTATTTATTCGACGAGGTCAATGGCGATGTCGAGAAAACAATCCCATGGACGAGAGCCGGATTGGCCACTACCTACGACGGGACAACCATTAACTATCCTCTGTTTGCAGATACCAACTTGTATGTCCTTTCGACTCCCGAAGGATATAAAACAAACTTCTTTGTTGGAGCACCATCCGCAATTCCATCTCCAACCAGCGCAGAGTACTTTGGACCTGCTGTAGATGTCTCAGATGTTTATTTTGCGATTCGTTACTCGGTATCGAAGTGGCCAGAATCCGCGATGCTCGTAGATGGTGAGCCGTTCGGACCTGGTTCCATCACGGATGGATATAGCGCCACATTTGGCAATGATCTCTGGATGCTGCCAACCAAAGCCTACCGAAATGTCGAAGGCTTCACTGGTGAGTCGTGGCGTGATGCAGAGGACGAATCATACGTTTACTATGTATTCGATCGACTGGCTCAAGAGATTCTTGTCCTCGCGCCCTACACGCTGTTTGTAGGCGCTCAGAATGTAGTCATTGATCCAACGACCTGGACCAGTGGGCAGACGAGCGCTGATGATATGAATGCCTTGAATAGCAACACCACCACGACAAATTACGGAACAGGGGCTTGGTATGTTGGGTACAATGCATCGGGGCATGAGTGGATAGGGTTGTGTAGATTTTCATCTGTCCCAACGCATTCATACGTTGAGGATGTATCGGCAACATTGATATTGAAATATCTAAGTCAGGCTGATACCAGTACGCCTAGTTATCGGTTGAATAGATTGTTGAGGGATTGGTCAGAAACCACATCGACCTGGAACATCTATTCAACAGGTAATAACTGGGGTACGGCTGGAGCAAAAAATTCAACGACAGATTATGATGGTGCGGTTTCTAAAACAGGTACGTTTGGAAATGCCACGAACTTTGAATTATCAGATGATGCTACGTTCAATGGAATTGTAGAGGGGTGGTTAAATGGGACATACACCAATAATGGATTTGTTATGGCAAACACGTCTGGTGGCACGAATAATTACAAGAATTTTGGGGCCGACGATGACGCAACATCAACGAATCGCCCTTATTTATCAATCACGTATCGGCGTGGTGCGGGCCTTGCACAATTTCCTGCCTCAACCAATTTGGACGTTGTAGGAGGATCGCTTGGTTGCAGCATCGTGCTCGATAGTACAACCACTTATTATACTGTTGCCGAAATTGCCGATAATGTTTCGGCAACAGTCATAGCATACGATGGTACAGAGTCTCTGGTTGGGGATGGCGCCGATGCGGATTATGCATGGACGGGGCAGTTTGAGGCAGCGACGATTGCATCAGGCACACAGTATTTTTTGGTCTCCGATATTACGATCAGTGACATTGTATCAGTAGTGCTATCGAACGTTGGTGATATCACAGAGGACCGTATGTTTGCTATTTCACCAGGTGGCGGGGGCGCAGTCGATCTATCTACGGTAGCTAAAACAACGGAACTAACCGCGGTGCACGATGCGATCCAATCCGTCACCACTGATGGCACGTGGGGACTGCCGGCAATCGCTACCCTGGTAGGCAACGCCAGCACGGCGCTAACAGACTGGACTCGATACCAACCGCAGTCAACTAAGTATCCAATCGTGTGCTATCCCACTGATACCGACATCGGCACGCTGTTTGTGCCCGAGGGCGTGTACTTGCAAGAGGACGCAAGCCTGGAACTGCTCGCCTCATTCTCCGCCGATGCCGCTACGCCGGATATGGAAATCAGTGTCAGGAACGATGCGGGAAACGCATTAATTTCATTCAATGCCCGTGATGCCTATCACGCCGGATCGTGGTCATTCAGCCGTGAGTCCCTGGCGCAGATCGACTCGACGACGCGCTACATCCTGAGAATGCGTTACGAGATTCCATCATCGGCCTTGACCGCCAGCGGGACCGGAGCCCTGCACGTGATTGGGACGTACCGGAATCCGATGTACGGGACACAGCCGATCAACAACACGGTAGCGATGTACTCGAAGCAGCTGGAGGGTTCGGAACTCGATGCGGTCCAGGCCTCCATTACCGCCGTCGATGTATCCCTGGCTAGCCTGGATACCGAGATCAATAAGATTAACCCGTCGAGCTCGGTAATTTATATGGCGTCCGGTGTGGAGATTCGCGGCGCGACCTGGACGGGTACGCGCTACGAAGCCGCACCGGGGTACTGCAACGTGGTTACCGGGTGTCCTGCGGTGATCCAGAAGACTTTGGACGATGGTACAAAATGGAATCTGTTCCTGCACTATGAGGAAACGAACCTGAACGTCCCGGTCCCCGTGGCGTTCGTGGAGGATGGGGCCTGGACGGTGAGCGCCGGAAAAGTTACGGCGGCCAATGCGACCGATGCCGTCCGGGCGACGGGGCAATCGGAAGACGTGCTCTGGTACACGGAAGTGAGCGGATTCTAATCCCGCATGTGAATGGATAAGAAAATGAATGCTGTGGGAAACCGTCGGTCTACGGATAAAAGCGGTTCAATGATCCGCGAGTGGATCAAAGTGCTGTGGCCGATTATTCTCGTCGGAGCGGCAGCCTATCACTGGATGGGCAGTACCGAGGAACGCCTGACAAATATCGGGTTACAGGTCAACGATATCAGTAAACGGCAGATCGAGTTCCTGACCAGTATCGAGCGCTTGAAGACCGATGTCGAGTACCTGAAGAACGATACGGTACGGCGTGGAGAGAAATCTGAATTTCAAGCGGATATATCTCCGAAAGGGTAATGGTAATGAAACAGAGCGTCGCGCTTATCGGCATTCTCGGGTTTGCGGTCTTCTTGATTGCGGCCAACGAGCAGGTCGAGGCACAGTGGAAAAAGCTCTTCTGGTCGGTCGATGGCAATCTCGGCGGGTACGGTGGGCTTCGCGAAGGGCGGGACGATATTGACTACAACTTCGGCGGGGATGCCGTGCCGTATTTCAAAGCCTATCAGTTTGGCGAAGTTGAGTCCTCGACGGATGCCATTCAATCCGCGAGTTTGGAGACGCCGATACTGTTCGTGCCATCCGATTCATTCATCGGATCGGCGACCCCCGATTTCTGCAACCAGTTCGGTCTCTCGGCGGTGGTGACGGCCTCCACGACGGACCCGGTGGATATCGAGTCCTGGCCTACGGTGCCGCCGCGCCTGGTGCTCCTGGTCCCTGGAGACGAACCGGCTTACTATCTGGTGTCGTGCGTCACGGAATACGAGGTGGGGCTGTAATGGACGCAGTTCCGGCGGACGAGCGGCTACAGGATATCCGCGACCTTGCGGTTGAGGTCGAAACCGAAGTGCGCGAACCGGATGCGCCGATCCCGCCTCCCGATGATGGGCCAGCCGAGACCGTCCCGCCTAACCCGGTATCCCCATGAAACGCTGGCTAACCGCATTCATATTACTTATCCCGGTTTATAGTCATGCAACTGATCCCAATGCAACGATCCTGGGATGGTATTGGTCTGATGGCGGAGAGATGGAGGCAGGTTATGTGAATGACCACATGACTCCTGCCGACCCCAACTCGTGGCATTCATTAACAGATTTTACCCCACTAACCACATGTACATTTGACTATGATTCGGCTCACGCTGCTGGAGATTATGTTTATGACTCTCCATTACCTGGTGGAGTGCAATACATTGGCGCAATTATAATCGCCCAAGTTTCTGTTTCGATATTCCCTGACCCAGGCGCAACATTCCGCAACATCCAGATATTTGAAGATATGTCTATTGGAGCGGCTACAAGTTGCGTGACGATAACCACATTCGGGGAATTGGAATACAATGATTGGGAGATTGATAGTATTGGTGGAAGAACAGGATCAGGGTTAGGGGACTTTATATTCTACGTTGCTGTCCCAACCTATGAAAATGATGCGTCTATAGCCTTGGCGGCTTCTGTCTTCATCTCCATCCACTATACAGGATATGCCGGGGGGGATTTTGATCGAACGATTTACGCCGGATCATGGTCGCCAGTCGTTCGGTTCGACGATGTAACTCCTGAGCCTCCAGCAAACACACCTACTCCAACACAGACCGTTACTCCGACGCCGACCCTCACGCCGACGAGAACCCCGACGCCGACCAATACCCCGTACCCGCAGCTCGATACGCCGATAGTGGGAGTTGCCGGAAACCTCAACGTGGATATATTAAAAAATGCCAGTGTTCATTACGACACAACACAGTACGGATTTGTTCAGTTTGCCTATTATGTTTCGACTGATGGAGGATATACTTACGGTTCGCCTTCATACACAACGTTAACATCATTTACGCTCGGACCATATTGGGGCGGTTCTATTTGTGTAAAAGTCATCGCAAAGACAAGCGCGAGTTTCCCTGTTTTTGATAGCGATCCTGGCGTGGGGTGCATGACAGTCAATACGCCGACCCCGACCTCAACTCCTACCTCCACCAACACCCCGACTTCAACCTCGACTGCGACGAATACCCCGACCTCGACTTTGACGCCAACTCCAACTCCTACCGTTCCGCCGATCTATACCCCGACGTGGACACCCACCAGCACGAGCACCCCAACTTCAACGAGCACGTCAACTCCGACCTCGACGAGCACCCCAACTTCGACGAGCACGGACACTCCGACCTCGACCAGCACCAACACTCCGACCTCGACCAGCACCAGTACCCTGACTCCGACGCCAACCCCAACGCTCGCGCCGGGCGCGGATACCCCGACTCCGACTCCGACCTCAACAGTCACGCCAACCAGTACCAGCACCTCAACCCCCACTTCGACTTCAACACCAACGAACACCAGCACCAGTACCAACACCCCGACCTCCACCAGCACGAGCACGAATACCCCGACCAATACCCTGACTCCGACTCCAACAAACACCCCCGTGGTCATAAACACTCCCACGAACACGCCCGTGGCGACCTCAACCCCGACCATGACCTCGACCCCGACAAGCACGTCAACGCCCACTTCGACATTGACTCCAACCCCAACCTCAACGGGGACGCCTCTGCCGACCTCCACGCCAATCCGCGAAGTATTCGGCTATATTGTTAAGAAGGTCACGGATACCTGGTGGTTATACAAAGTCGAGGGATACCGACCGACGCCAACGCCGTAATCGGGAAAGCAGAATATGATGGATGAACGCGGTACAGGGAGCAAGGAAATTGAATTTGGCAAGTTACTTCAGAAGGTCGATACGATTGGAGATTCCATCGACGATATCTGGTCAAGCCTTAAATCGTATCACTGTGAGTTTCACGCGGGCCTCGACGCCATGGACAAGCGGCGTTTCGACGGAGATGAGAAATTGAATAACGAGATTGAGAAAATTAAAACCGAGATGTGGATTCAAAAACTATCGTTGGGTAAAATCATCGGGATACTGATCGCGGTACAATCCGTACTTTTGATCGCTATCCAACTCTGGTTAGGCGGGAAGATCAATGTCTGATTCGATCCAGGGAATGATAGCGGCTCTGATCGAGCGGGAAGGTGGGTTCTCGAACCACCGGGCCGACAAAGGCGGTCCCACGAAATACGGGATCACTCAGCGGACGCTCAGTATCTATCTGAAACGCCCGGTATCGATTGATGAGGTCCGGGGCCTCACAAAAGAAAAAGCCGCTGAAATCTACGAACGATTCTATTACCTCGATCCGCATATTGACTTACTGCCACCGGGCTTCCAAGCACAGGTGATGGACATGGCCGTGAACCACGGCGCTCCGGATGGAATTCGATACTTCCAGCAGTTCCTAAATACATTCGGCAGCGGATTGAAGGCGGATGGGATCATTGGGCCGAAGACCGCAAAGGCTTGTGCGGTGGTTATCAAGCAACTCGGCAAGATCGAGGCAAACAACAGGCTCGCCGAATTCAGACAAGGTGTTTACCTCGGAATCGTCGAAAACGATCCAACCCAGATCGGTTTCAGGAACGGGTGGTTGAAACGAGCCAAGGAATTCATCACCCAGGAAGAAGAGGTCTTTGCATGAGCGTCTCCTGGTACACGGATCGCCGGGCACAGCTCTATAAGCGGCGAAACGAATACATTGCGAGCCTGGCTCAGTGCCAGTCCCGGTACCTGGATATCCTGCAAAGCATTGGGCTCCCACCTCTGATCGAGCGCTACGGGAAAGATTCGACGTTTCAGACCAACGGCTGGGTATCGCCATGCCCCCGCCTGTTTATTAAAACTCACGCTCCGATAGGGGTGCAGGACTCGAACCTGGTTTCGGCACACCTGATATACGCCCAGGAAGTCGAGGGTGTGAACGACCATAACCGGAATACACTCAGGATTCTGAAGTCCGGGGACATCTATCAACCCGGATACGGGTTGTTCTGGGCGGGGATCGCCCCATATATGCCAGTCCAGGTTCTGCCGTTCCCCGTGGACCAGGATGGAGACCTTGCGTTCAATGAGCAGCCTCTAGCGGGCTCCTGGCAGCATATTGCGGAGCGGATCGGACACCCTGGGTATCCAATCAGGCCCGGAGACGTGATCTGTGCGGAATCCGTCACGGCTCTATTGCGGAAACCTGGCGCGTCAATCTCGTATCCCCCGTGGGTTGAGGGACCCCAGGACGCAGGAGATGAACAGGCGTTCATCCGGCAGATAACGGACGCCGGGGTGTTCGTGGTTCTTCCGGCGGGGAATGATTATCTATGGGAACAGCCGGATATGGAGCGGTATCGATCGTTTATCCCCGATGATTATGGGTATCAATCCAGCGGGGCACTTATCGCAACCTGTAACGGCGAGCAACTGATGTACGGTGGCAAGCCCTTTGGGTGCCGACCCTCTCACTCCCGGACCGTGACAACCCCCATGCGCTATCCCTGTGGGGCGCAAGGCTGGCTCCGGGGCCAACCCGTGGGAACTTCCTGGTGCGCGCCCCTCGTGGCCGGGACCTTGGTGATGGTCGCCCGTATCTATCAAATCACCCAAGGAACTATTCTTCCGGTCCCAGACTTGCTCCGGGCCGTGACCTCCGCCCTGACCGTGCAGGAAACCAGTTGGAAGGGCGGGCTGCATCCCGTGGGCCGCCAATGGCGACCGGATCGGATACTGGAATGGTTATTGTAAATAATCGCTATTGACACTCGTTTTAAAAGAGAGTTATTATATTCTCGACCAAGTTAGAGAGGCGCGTAGAGCCTCGAAGGAGAACGCAATGGATGGTTGGAAAAATACCCTGAAAAGCAAAACGGTTCTGGCGGGTATCGTCACGCTGGTCGCTAGCGTCATCGGCATCTTCTGGAAGATCGATCTGACGGAAGACTTGCAGCAAGCAATTGTCGATCAGATTGCTCTCATTATTACGGCGGTATCCGGTATCGTAGCGATTTACGGGCGCATCACCGCTAAGGCCAAACTGGGCACGCCACCGGAAACAAATTCGACCACGAACGCAACGGATTGATCTACGAAAGTTGGAACATATTATGAAATTACTGACCTTCATATTAACACTTTTCCTGTGCATCCCAGCATGGCCTGATGCCGATGGGCCGGGGGTGGATACAACTAAGGCCTGGTTCCCCGGATCGGGATATAGTCTGGATGGCCTCGGCCGATTGAAAGCCGATACCGCGCAGTCCCGCCAGAACCTCAATGTGGCACATTACGTGATTGGTAGTGCATCTTCCTACGGCATCCAGGGCTGGTTTGTTGCAACTGTGCCCGGATCAGTCACGAGTGCTACCGTCACATCGGGAGATATATTGTTTGATTTATCCCCCTACGATCTTGGAAATGACGAACGTGTAACGGTTCAAATCTACGGAGAGTCTCCTGCTGGCACGATCTTTAGCTCGACCACCGGGACAATCCCCACAATCACGGCCAAGGGGACGCCATTCAATCGGTACTATGGAGATGATGCAAATCTACCCGCTGCATTGATTGCCGACGCGACGCCTCTGAAGTGTGGAATCAGTCGCATTGATACGCACGGTCTCGCATCCCTTGTACTGAATGTCTCGGCAGCGGCAGCCTACAGCCAAGTGTATTCAACGACGAACGGGGCTTTGCTTCCAGACACACCGGAAACATTTAGTACGGCACCGGCTTACGTCCCGATGCCTGCAACCTATCACGTCTTAATCAGCAATCCGAGGTATCCTTAAAATATGGCAATAAGTACGTGGGTGGGTTTGCTAACGGTTTTAGCATCGCTTGGTGTGGCGGTATTTACATGGTGGGCCTCTCCGACGAGACGGAGAAAGGACCAAGTGTTAGATATTAGCCGCATTGAGGATGAACATGAGAAAAAACGAATTCACGTCCGGGATTTGCTGGACAAAGATAAATCAGCGTACACTCAAGAGAGGCTCAAGGGCTTCATACGGAACGATAAATAGGCTCCTGCGTCGTCGAGGTCTATTCTCGACGTATTCTCCTATCCTATTCTGCTTGGTCGTGGCCGCACTTATCATGGGGTGCGGCCACGCCACTGTCCGGCCCGTTCTCCCCGCCTTCCCCGATCCAGCCAACGACCTGAGCGTCACACCCATTGAATCCGAACCAGGTTACTGGAGAATCCATCTCACCGATCTGGATTCTTTGGTGCGCCGGTGCCAGAATGCCGAGCGCGACCTGGCAGTGTGCCGAAAACTGCTTGAAATAAACCACATTGAGTATGGAGGAAAGTAATGAATAAAAATAACGTGTTTCTGAATTGGTTTATTCTATTCGTCGTCCTGTGTCTCATGTTTTTAACCGTGTTCTATAAGATCAATTTAATGATTAAGGATCACGAGCACCGCACCGAGAACCGCGAGAGGATTATAATCCCCCCAGATTCAGAGCGGCTGGACTGGCTCATGGATAATATGGTGTTCAAGCAGGATGGGGGAACTAAGACTGCGAACGAATTATATGAAGAGCATATTGCCAGCGCGACGGAAACGGAGAAGCAGTGATGAATCTTACTGAACGGCAGAAGTGCGCGACGTTGTTTTACAACGAAGTAAAAAACTTGGTTAGCGAAATCGAGTTTCCGATTGATACTCATGTGGTATGGGAAGAAGCAGATATGAATATGGATGGTTTATGTCGAGGCACCAAGTCCTATCCATGCCGCAAAAATCTTCAGTATTTAGCGAAGTGGCTTGTGTGTCTTGCCAAACAATACGGCCTTGCCGACATCGACCCGTTTATCGACAACGCCTTGGCTGAGATGGAACGGAAGGGGCACGACTACGCTGACGACGACAACGCATATCAGAACTTCGAGGAGACCGCTGAGATGCTTGGGCTCGCGGTCCCGCAAGTCATCATGGTGTCCATGCTCAAGCACTGGGCGGCGCTCAACAACTATAGGAACGGCAAGATCATGCAGGGCGATCCGATTGTGACCAAGTTCATGGATGTCTGTAACTATTGCGCGATCCTTGACGCCTGGCTCCGAGAGCAATCGGCGAAGGAAAAGAGCCTCTCTTTTTTTGACAGGCCAGGATTGTGCGATACCATGGGAGATGGAGATGGAGAACATGAATATTGAAACGCAGCATAGGATTACCCTAGAACTTCCATTTAAATTCGGAACGTTATTATTTGGCGTAACCAAATTTTTCCACAACCACACCCCGCACTATCAGACCGTACCGTTACATTTCTGGTCGTATACATTATCAAAACATGGTCTGATGATTCTGGTTGATGAGGATAGATTTACGCATAAGTATCCGATACAGGATTGCTTTGTAGATCAGGATGAAGCTGATGCGGAGTGCGAGCGCCGAAGCAGATAAACGTGCAGGAGAGAACCATGAGCCTCAACAAAAAACGCATCGAGAGCCTGGAGCCGCGTAGTCGCGCTTATATTGCCTGGGATAGTTTGATTCCCGGATTCGGTGTTATCGTCTACCCCAGCGGTCGTAAATCATTTTGCATTCAGTTCCGGGACCGCTCCCGTAAATCCAGAAAACACGTTATCGGATCCTGTAGCGTGATGCCGGTAGACGATGCCAGGGCTGAGGCCCGGCGATGCCTGGCACTTGCAACGCTGGGCAACACGACGTTCCTGAGGCAGGAGACGGCAACCGGAACCCTACTCTCTGACGTATGGGCGCGGTACGAGCGGGAGCACGCACAGAGTCTCAAATACAGTACGCGAAAAGAGAACGCTCGTCTCTGGGTTGCCAACATCAGTGACGTGCTTGGTGGTCGGCCCGTGGCAACGATCCAGAAGCGCGACGTGGCCGATATCCACAACCGTTATTTCGATCACCCGTATCTTGGAAACCGGCTCCTATCGTTGCTGAGTCTCTTGTTTGGCCTCGCAGAACGCTGGGGGCTCCGGGACGAGGGGACCAATCCATGTGTAGGGATTCAGAGGTACGGCGAAAAATCCAGAGAGAGAGTTCTGACGGATCGGGAACTGGAAGCGATCGACCGGGATCTCACATCTGGCCGATACCATCAATCCGTGGTTCTAGCGATCAAACTCCTGTTTGTAACCGGATGTAGGCTCCGGGAGATATTGAATATGAAGTGGGAGTACATCGACTGGGATGCCCGGTTGATACGGTTGCCGGATTCCAAGACCGGGGCCAAGACCGTGGATATGAACCCAGCCGTTCAATCCCTCTTGGCTGATGCCCAGCGATTGGAGGGCAACCCGTATGTGTGTTGGGGATCCGTGCATAGCCAGCCACGAATTCAGATACACCGGCCATGGAAGAAACTCTGTGAAGCATGTGAAATCCAAGATGTCCGACTGCACGATATTCGCCATACTTTTGCCAGTACGGCCATCTCTCATGGTGCGAATCTGATTGAGGTCCGTGATTTACTGGGCCATAGCGACGTTCAGACCACACAGCGCTACGCTCACCTGGAGACCGAGGCCCGGCGAGAGGCGTCCAGGAAAATATCGGGGGTAATACAGAGCGCCATGCAGAGACAGCCAACCGGGACTGAGGGCAAAGTCATCAATCTTAAGATTAACAATCACGATTAAGTTTGCAAACGTAAGTTATTATATCGGGCAAACTTAGGATAAGTATACCTATAACCACAAATCAGGACTTTAATTTAATTTTAAGATTTTTTTAAGAAAGGTATTGACAGACTCTCGAATCGGAGTATGATTTAGGCAATGAGGCAATGTGATGCAGAAGAAAAAAACAATCTCCTTGTTAGGTGCATGGCTTGAAGACAAACGGAAAGCCATGGTGGTGGGACGGGTCGTGTTCTGTATGTGGCTCGGCGTTTCCTACCCCACATATAGCAAGATTCTAAAACCAAAATCCGAGATCAGTCCCAGCACGGTTCGTAAAGTATTTGCCAGGTTCGGCATGGAGCCGGAAACTGGGATGCTGGCGGTTAAGAAAACGCGGCCACGAAAGCGGAAATCCAATGGTCGATAGTCACTCATCCGTGCTCATTTTTTTTGCCGGGTTTGCGCTCGGCCAACTCGTTAGTACGATCTCAATCGGCGCGCTGCTCCAGCGCGATGCCGAACATCTCACATCCAGCGGGGGGACCGAACCACATTCCCCTCCCGAGCCCGACCCCAGTCGGTCCCCCCGCAACGTGGAGCCTTCGCCATGAATAAAAAACAGAATTCAACGAGCGGTTCCATCGCTCGATCATACCCGAGGCCGGGGGGCGCTCCCCTTTCAGATTCCACACATCGCGCTCGTCCCCCGGTCTCACTCCTCCCTATTGACGAGCACCTGGGTGCGGCCCAGGAGGCGGCGGACATTGGCGATATTGTTGAGACGCTCGCGAATATCCTCAACGCGTTGGATTGCGAAACTGAGCGGGCGATGCGCGAATGGGAATCAGGTAATCAAATCGAGGCACTGCGCAACGTGGCACAGACGTGCCGGACATGCGAGAAAATCATACAGGAGGCATGCGGATGAATACTGCGCATGAAAATTTAATAGCGCTCTGCCGGGAGCGTGGCGTTGAGATCGCGGACGATAACACGTTTCTCGTGCCGTCGTCCGATGGCACGAGAAAATACACGGTACGCGAAAAACCAAACCCGGATGCGATGGATACGGACATTCATTTATGGGATTGTAACTGCATGGCCGGGCAGCACGGGCGAATGTGCAAGCACGTTCGTCTCGTTTCGGAGATCGTTGAAATCTACGACGAAACGGCAGGGTTCTAAAATGATTGTCTGGCTACTCGTCGCCGTGGCCGCCATTGAGGCCATCGTAATAAGACATCTATTACGGGAGCTCCACGAGAGTTGGAGCAATCAAAATATATTATTGAAACGTATTCGTGCGTTTCAATCCACGGTCGATGAGTTGACAAAAAAAGATGGCCCGTAGAACCGGGCCAATAAGCTGAGGCTTATAACATCATCACTACGAGCATCCTGGCACAGATCAGGATTCCCGTCAACGGCGGGACAGGAGAGATCATGACTGCAACCAAACCAACCAAACCAACTGAAAAACCAGCGGAAACAAAACAGGAAACGAAACCCCTCACGAGCGCAACCGCACCCGTGAGCGTCCGGCCCGGCACGGAAATCGTGGAGATGCCGAACTCGAATCTCCAAATCAAACTCGGGCCGGATCACTCATTGATCCTCAGGCACAGCGCGGACGGTACGGTAAAAAAGGCCGCTTACGCCACCGTGCGGCTGAATCAATCGACCGGCGACATCGCGCAGATCGGCTACGGAGATAAAGCTTCGTGCATGATTTGTGAGAGCGGATTTATAAAATTGAATTCCGTTCTCGGTCTCGATTGCAAACCAGCATCAACCGCAGACGCAGGATTCAACCCGAATCCCTATTTAGTGAAGGACGCGGCGGGCAACGTCTCGGGCGCGTACGTGTGTTACGAGGTTACGGGGCCGGACATGAAGGGGAGTATTGCAACGGTACGCCAGACGTTTTTTTTCAACGTCCGACAGTATCTCGTCGAGTCTCTCGTTGGGGCCGCGTTCGATAAGACAAAAAAAGACGGGAGTATATATCAAAAAGCAACGGAAGGCTTTTCCTTCATGTCGCTATCTGACTATCTCGCCAACCCCATCCCCGATACACAATACATCCCCATCGATGAGCGTGAGGTACTCGTAATCGAGCGCGGTACTCCCGCTCACAAAATATACCTGCAGACCTCGATCAAGCTCTGCAAGGAGGCGGATCGCCGTGCTTCCACAATCTGTCGCCGTCTCGCGTTCTCACGGCATCCCGCGATTGCGCGGACGAAACCGGAGAGCGTAATTAATGGGGTCGCGGAAATCAATTTGATCGTCTGGATGGTCGATGATTCGGCGGCGAATAATTCTCCAAAAATCGAACAGGAATACACGGACGACGCCGGGACGCTCGGAGATGATGCGTTCGACGAATCGACGATCCCATCGCCAGATACAGTTGATCCCGCAACCGGAGAATTCCTGGGCGATTCATTATTCGGCGGGGAGGAAACGCTATGAGTAATTTTAATCGAGTGAAAAAATATTTCTCAAATGCCATCGAATCTGAGTGGATATCTAAAGATGGAACCTGGCGTCACAAATCGGTATCAATCCCGCAATCCGCGACGCTGGGCGACGAGGTCGTGCTGGGCAACGAGGTCCGGCTGGGCGCCTGGGTCACGCTGGGCGACAGGGTCGTGCTGGGCGACAGGGTCGTGCTGGGCGACAGGGTCGTGCTGGGCAACGAGGTCGTGCTGGGCGACAGGGTCCGGCTGGACGACAGGGTCGTGCTGGGCAACGGGGTCGTGCTGGGCGACGGGGTCCGGCTGGGCGTCGGGGTCACGCTGGGCGTCGGGGTCACGCTGGGCGACAGGGTCACGCTGGGCGACAGGGTCACGCTGGGCGTCGGGGTCACGCTGGGCGACAGGGTCACGCTGGGCGACAGGGTCACGCTGGGCGACAGGGTCACGCTGGGCGACAGGGTCCGGCTGGACGACAGGGTCGTGCTGGGCGACGAGGTCACGCTGGATCGGCCACCATTCAGCATGATCCAGCTGAGGTACTCCTGTTATTTTTTTGCGCCCGGCATGATCGGCGTGGGGTGCGATATCCACCCAGCTACGTGGTGGGAGGACGAGACACAATGGCGACGCTGGGCCGACGAACACAATTACACAACAGAGGATCGCGCTGATCTGATCGAGGCAATTGGGTTCTGCATCTCCTGGATGTTGCGGCGTGGATTATATAAAATTGCGGAGAAAAAATCATGATAATTAATAAAATCACGCATGATGGCCTAGGTGCCCACGACGCCGCCTATCCCTGCTCGGGAATCACAATCTGGAACGGCCCCTACGGCGCGGGGAAAACTATCGCGCAAGACGCCGTCCGGCTCGCCATGGCCGGTTCGACGCGCGACATAAAAACAATCGGGCGATTGCGCGAAACGATCTGGCGTGCGACGAGTCCACGGGTCATGGCCTGCGTCGAGATCGACGATGTTGAAATCCAACGAGAATACGCGGACTCGCAGAGTATCGCAATCAATCCCCCTGTACCCGGACTCGGGAAAAATTTGAAACTCAATCAATTCTGGATCGACACAAATCTGGGCGGGCCGCCAGTGACGGCGGACCTCCAGGAGATCGATGATCTTTCACCCGAAAAATTCAACGCCTGGATTTTGCAAAAAATCGGTGCTGAGGAAATCGACATAGCGGACGCAATCCGAACCCGGATCGACGACGAGACCGCAGACGGTGCGGTAATTGATTGCATCGAGAAATTACTAGAGAGCAATCGGCAGGGCAATCTCAGCGCCAGTGATTACATCCAAATCCTGGAGGAAAAATCCCGCGAACAGAAAAACGCAACGGTCGCACTCCTCCACGATGCTGAGGCCAGCCGCCGCGATAGCTCGCGACTCGCAACCTCAATCCCCGCCATCGCCCAATCGATTGCGGATATGCAACAGCAATATGATGCCGCGAAAACTGAGCACGAAGCAACGGTGAAAAATCTTGGCGAACAGGAGGAGCGGAACGCGCGCGTTCTCGCGATTCAAAAACGGATCGCGGACGCTGAGGCCGAATTGAAATCCCATGCGGAAATCCCAGGCGATTGCAATGTGGAATCGAAACGCGCGGACGCCGAGCGCGTGCAAGCCGCCGTAAAAATCGCGCGCGATGCCGCGGTAAACGTGGAGCGGGGAATCCAGGATGAGGCCGAGTCGCAAAAAGAGATTGATGATTATCGGGGTGGTATCGACGTATGGCTCGCGCATTCTCTGGAGCGCGGGGAGGCGATGCTGGATGAGGCCACGGCCGATCTCGGCGATGCTAACGACCACGCGCTCGAACTCGCAAAACGGGAGGAGATGAATCAATGCCCGAAATGTGGGCACAAATTTAAATCAAAAACCGCACAGCAGGAATTTGAGGCCGCGAAACGTAAATGCGAATCGCTCAAAAAACGGCACGCTGAATGTCTGGCCGCGGTCGAACAGGAACGGCAGGTTCCCGGCGATAGTTTTTTGACCGACAAAGAATTGCTCACGCTGACAAAAATCCGCGAACAGTTGGCCGCGGCAGAGATGGCTCTCGGAAACATCCGAGACAAGCTCGTGCTCGCACAGCAGAAAGCTGATGCGGCCGCTAAAGCCGTGGTCGATCTCTTGATCGAAATTATGGGCGATGAATACAATGCGGCTCCCAACGTTATCGAATATGCAGAGGAGCAGGCAGAGCTCTGGCTATCGACGCTCTCCGCCATTCAATCGCGGGACCAGGCGCGAAAAAATAAAGCAGATGCCGAGGCCGAGTTGGCCGGATTAGCGACAGTGAACCTCGATGATTTACGCGAACTCGAATCCATTCAAAAACAATCCGGGCGCGTGCTCGAAAAACAGATCGCGGAAAAACAACGCGAACTCGCGAGCGCTCAAAAAATGTTCGGCGATGAGGATCGCATCGCGGCGTTGGAATCGCAGGTAGAAACCGAGAAAATAGTTGTCGATATCGCGCAGGCCGTCCGCGCCGATGTTGCGGGAAATGCGCTGCAATCCATGATCGATACGATCAATCGCATATTAGATTCCGTGAATGTTGGATCGATTGCGATTCTCGACGGCGCATTCACGCTCACGACCCAGGCCGGTACGCGCCAGTGGGCGGCGCTCTCCTCGGGCGAGCGTGCATTTGTCGGCGTTGCCATCGCCGCCGCGTTCGCCGAAAAACGCGGAGCAAAAAAACTACAATGCATTTCAGTCGATAACGCCGAATGCGTTGGCCAGGAGCGGCTCTCGGACCTGCTCCAGATGGCGTCGTGCATCTGGAGCACGCTCCACGTCCAGTGTCTGATCGCCGGGCATTTCGATGCCGATCAACTCGATACCGATCTGCCGGACTGCACAGTGCACGATCTCCTCAGGAAATAAAAATGGAAATTCAAATGAATAATTTCACCCCCACACCCGAACAGAGGAGGATTCTCGATGCAATCCGAACAGACAAAACCGTGGTGGTGCAGGCCGATCCCGGATCGGGAAAAACCACAACGCTACTCGCGGCCATCGAACAGGCTATTACGGCGGGCACGCCTCCGTCGAGGATCCAGGCGCTCTCGTTCTCGGTTCGGCAATCGCAGGACATGGCAGAGAAACTTGCTGCTCGCGTCCTCGGTATCGCTTGCGGCACTTGCCACAGCCTGGCTTATCGGCTGGTGAGCAACAATGCAGAGCGATTGGAAATCCGGCAACCGGTGCGCGTGCATAGCAGCCCGTGGGATCGCCGGGACCACGATCATCCCCTCTGGACGTTTTGGGTGCGCGCTCTCGAAATTTTTCCCGGCGCTCGTCGCCGTGGTGAAGCCGAAAAACATTTCCGAGATACGTGCAAGGGGCTGGGCGTGGTGACCTACGATGATCTCATTCAGTTTGCGCTCCTGATTCTGGATCGCGAATGGGATTCCGTCGATGTCGATTTATTGTGCGTCGATGAAGCCCAGGATTTTCGGGAACCGGAAATTGAATTGATCGAACGGATCAAATACCGGAACCGTTTAATTCTCGGGGACCGGAACCAGACAATCTACTCATGGCGCGGTGCCTCTGATCGCCTGTTCGATCTCCCCGGTACGCACTTGACGCTCTCTGATAATTTCCGGTCGATCAGAGAAATCGTGGAGATCGCGAACCGATTTATGGGCACGGCCATGCACGCGCAGAATGCCCGGAGATGCCCAGGCTCCTCAGATGGTTGGTCGCATGTCGATGGAGAGAGGGATATCGCGCTTGAAACCGAGTGGATATCTCACTATATCTCCGAGGATATAGCGCACAAAAAAACCGTTGCCGTCCTCACTCGCACAAATTATTACGCCGATAAAATCCGCGATGGATTGAGGGCGCTCGCCATTGAATGCACGGGCGATGAAATCAGGATGTTCGATGAGCCGTGGTTTCAGCGGTTCCTGGCGGCGTTGCGACTCTATGAGAATTCGACATCGAACGTCGATTGCGAGTACGTGTATCACCTCACGCCGAATGAAATTAAATGCGCGGTTGAAAACTCCGTTTATTATTACGATTCTATCATTGAATTCAGGAATCTCGATCCGCTCTATATCGCCCACGCGCTCGAAGCCTACGAGGCCATCCGATACATGCTCATACAGGCCGTGGGGGAAAAATTAGCGGCAGAAAAATGGTCGAACGTAAAATACTTATGGAAAACATCTCCGTGTGGGACTGTCGCGGATTTTATCTCGTACATCGAGGACTTGGCGCGAACTCCCGCGGCGTTGCCGACCGACAAAGTTTTCGTTGGTCCAGTCCACGCGGCCAAGGGGCTTGAGTGGGATGCCGTGATTGTGGCCGGGTGCCACGCCGGACATTTCCCGATTCAGAAACGGGGCACGAACCAACTGGAAGAGCGGCGTATTTTTTATGTTGCGATGACGCGCCCGCGATACGATCTCTGCTTCACGTGGGCGCGTGAGCAGGATGGCTGGAGCGGGAAATCTCACGAGGTCCAGGCCTCGCCGTATTTCATAGAGATCGAGAGTGTGGAGGTAGGAGCATGAACGCTCAGGAAATGGGGTACCGGTTGATCTGCTTGGAAAAGCAGCTGCGTGAGAAGGATGAACAAATCGAGAAACTGCGCGACGAGATGAAACTAAACGAACTGGAAATTGAACGGATCGGATCCGAAATCAGCGCACTCGAAAGCAAATTGGGAAATTGTGGGATCGATCAATTGGATATTGAAAACGGAATTCAGGAACTCGAAAAAGAGATCGAGGATATGCGCGATGAAATAAGGGAGTTGGATCGACAGATAGCAGAGATGGGGCAGTGGCATGAAAATCAGTGAACGAAATCTAGAGATTGTGACATCGGAATCGACGGTATGGTTTTCTAAAAAAATATTTACAATCTACACAGTGGGCAATATTGATACCGGGGAACCTGTTTATTCAAGCGATGATGATTTGAACCCAAAATCAATTTGCCTCGCCCCGCGAATGCTCCGCCGCCTGAAAGCCCTGCACGCGGCGCTCCAGAAACTCCCGCATACAGCTTTCGACCCCGATGACGATGACCTGCCAGAGGGGTTTGATATGACCGATACAGAGCAATCAGACGAGTATTGGAGCCAGCAGCCACACGGGCCTGTCAACTGGGAGATCAGGGAGATCGAGGCAATACTGAGAGAGGCTGGAGAACAATGAACATTCATGAAGCGCGATTGAAATCGCCAGTAAAAAAAATTCGCCGGGGATTTGTGGTTATTGATTTCAACCTCGACCCCACGGTAATGATCCACCTGCCCATGGGCGAGATCGTGGCCGACGACTGGGAGCCTGTTTTCCCCGAGAGCGAGACTGCCGCGCTTAGTAGCGAGGATATCGAGCGCCGGATCAACACGCGCAACTAATCGCGATCCGAGACACGCTCATATCGCTCCGTATTGATTGCAGGCCCTGGATCGAATTATTAAATTATCTACTCGGCATTTTGCCGATAAAATCAGAGGAGAATGATAATGGCTAAACCATCCAACCAACCAATCACGGGAGCGGCGGCGGAGTGCCAGGAGTTAAAAATATTCCAGCCGTGCGGGCAAACCGACGACGAGAATAACGTCACGTACTCCACGGTAATCGTGGCGAACGTGCGTGATCTCCGGCTCATCACCATCGACGGCAACGGCGAGCGCCAGGAACAAGAGGCTCCACATGAGGGCGGCTTCGAGCTCGTGCTCACGAGCAAGCGTATCGATTGCGTTCATCCCATACCCATGTACCCAGCCGTTGAATATCAATCACCGCTGCAACTCATGGAGATGGTTATCGATCTCTATCAGGAGGCACAACGTTACACGCATAGCATCGCTCAGAACTCGCAGATCGGAGTTGAGGCGCAACAAAACATCGCGAAGGGATTGAAGTATATTGCGGACGCAATCGCGGCATTCGCCGAAGCGAAAAAAGGTTTGTCGTCCGTAAAACCGGAGCGCGACGAACGGCAGCCACGGCTCCCAGGGTTTGAAAATTAGCACTTGAGGAAATCTGGACACGCAGGAGGTGATTGCAATGGGCCGATGTTAAAGGGCCTACGGAAATACAGAGTAAAAACATAACAATTGATTCTGTTACTCAGCCCCGCCGACTTCTGGTCTAGGGATCGAATCTCAGCGGGGCACTAAATACCCCAAACCAAGGGAATGCCAACGATATCCCCCAGCGGTCGCGGTATGGTCCGGGCCGCTGGGGAGCAGGCATCAAGGAGAGAATATGAAAAACCACGAACGCCCAACGGTTGGCGAGCGCATGAGCATCGCGCGGAAAATACGCGGAATGACGCAGGCGGAACTTGCGCTGAAAATAAAAGTGCATCCGGCGCAAATTTCAGAATGGGAAATATTCCGGCCCGTGCCGTTGCATCATCTCCCGGCGCTCGCCGAGAAACTCGTGGTGTCCATCGAATACCTCATGGGCCAGAGCGATAAACCGTGGCCGTTCCAGGGCGCGGATGCGATTGATGTGCAGGGGCTCACGGCGGCGGACATCGAGTTGCTAAAATCTATCGCGCGTGCAATGGCCGAACGAAATAATCCCCATGAATAATCCTAAATTAAAATCCCCGTTCCCCTATTTCGGCGGGAAATCCGCCGTTGCGCCAGAGGTCTGGCGGCGGCTCGGGAACTGTAAAAATTATATCGAGCCGTTTTTCGGATCCGGAGCCATGCTGCTGGCGCGCCCGGACGAACATGAATGGTGGGATAATATCGAGACCGTGAATGATATTGACGGCATGATCGCTAATTTTTGGCGTGCGGTGCAGGGTAGCCCCGAGGCTGTCGCGCGGTACGCCGATTGGCCGGTGAATGAGAACGATCTCCACGCCCGGCACGCCTGGCTACTCGCCGAAAAACAATCTCTCCGGGCACGGCTAGAGGGCGATCCTGAGTGGTTCGATCCCCGGATTGCGGGCTGGTGGGCGTGGGGGATATCCTGCTGGATCGGCAGCGGCTGGGTATCGGGCGTGGGACCCTGGAATGTGGTGGCCGGTGAACTCAGAAAATCCGATAAAAACGAGGTGGGAATAAATCGCCAACGTCCCCATTTCGGCGGTGCCGGGCAGGGCGTGCATCGCAAGCTCCTCACGGGCGGACTGCACGATTATTTTCAAGCGATGCAAAACCGATTGCGCCGGGTCCGTGTGTGTTGCGGCGATTGGTCGCGCATCACGGGGCCAGCGGTGACGACTAGACGCGGAATGACCGGCGTGTTTCTCGATCCACCGTACTCGGTTTTAGCAGCGCGGGTTCCCGGCCTCTACGCCCACGATGATCTGGATGTGGCGAACGATGTCCGTGCCTGGGCTATCGAGCATGGCGAGAATCCATTGATGCGGATCGCGCTGTGCGGATACGAGGATGAGCACGAGATGCCCAGTGGCTGGGCGTGCTACGAGTGGTCGGCACAGGGCGGCCTGTCGAATAATTCTAAAATAAAAAATAATAATAAACATCGAGAGCGGATTTGGTTCTCTCCGCATTGCCGCAGCGGGCATCAAAAAACAATGTTAGAGGATTCCGATGAATAAAATGAAACACAGATTCATCCTCCCGATAGCGGCGGTGCCGTGGCAGGCCCCGCTTGTCGGCAGACGCGGCGCGCGATCGCCGGGAAAATACTCAGCCTACCGGGATGAGATCGCGCTACGAGCCCGGACAATCTACCGCGGCCCGTGCTACGACGGCGTGCCTATCGCCGTGGAGTATCTGTTCGTGCTGCCGCGAACCACTGGGATGCTGGTACCGTGCGGTCCCCGTGATCCCGATACCGGGAATCTCGAAAAGGGATTAGCAGATTCTCTGCAAAAAATCACATGGTGCTCAGATAAATGGCTGGTCTCGATTCGCGCGACGAAACGCTACGTCGAGCCTGGCGAGGAACCGTATATCCACGTGGCGTTCGAGCCCGTGGTGTTTAATTTTACAGAGAAACTCGATGAGGATAAATCATGACCAGCCCAACCCCTACATGCCCGTGGTGCGGAGTGCCAATGCATAAACATGAATACTACGATACATGTCCAGACTATGCAGACGATGAAAAACTCGTGTATTCAGTAGTCTGCAAAAATCTGGACTGCCCGGTAAAACCGATAGGCCGCAAAACTTACGACACCGAACAGCAAGCCCTAGCGGCTGCGAGAAAGGAGCACGGCGATGGTAGTAACTGAAGAGCAAGCAAAAAAATGACATGCGTAAACGATGTGGAATATAAATGCCTCGGATCGCAGTGCATGGCATGGCGCTGGTGGAACGCTTGTACCTAACGAACATCGAACTGGGTATTGTGGGTTAGCCGGTAAGCCGCTGTATTGGAAAAGTGATAAGGATTCTCGACCAGTAGTGGAGGAAAAATCATGAGCGAGTCTTGTAGAACCTGTTGCTGGTGTTGTGTGAATGAGATTGGGACTAGAGGAGTTTGCCAGATCGACCCTCCGGCCTTCGTCGATCCACAGGCTCAATTTTCTTGGGAGCAACCACCGATCTATGATTTAGATAGGACTCGATGTTCTCGCCGAGAGCCACTGGTCGAGGAGTTGCTGGGCGCGATAGTGTTCGTGCATTACCCGGATGGGCGCTTGGAAATGCCGATTTATTTTGACGATAATATGGCAATTACAGCAAGGCTGAAGTCCGCCATTCCAAGAGGTCATAGTCGAACATTCCGGCTCGTGCCGGTGGAGGAAAAGCGATGAGCACGCCCATAACTGAAATACCGATCTCAAAATTTGCGTTGGCGCAACTCGTCAGGTTGCAAGGCCACGAGGGCATCGTGTATAGAATCGTGGCTGGTGAATGGAATTTTGAAAAAAATACTTGGTACATGAGAATTAGAAACATCCTGGACAAGAACCACGGCGGGACGTTTCCGGAGTCGATGCTGGAGAAAGTTGAGGACGATAATGCTGACTGAAGCGAAGGCGGTGCGCGGAGTATCAGGTTCGATTTTGGGATACGTAACGCAGGCGGAAAACTGTTTTTTGTGGGAGATGTCGCCGCTGTGGATATGGATGCTCTACCCCTCATATTATGATGATGGCGGCTGGTGGGGGACAGAAGAGAAATTAACAGACGCAATTGAGCGCGTGCAATATCTGGCGCTCAAATATAATGCCATTCGGGAGGTGGCAAAGCGATGACTGACATGAACCTGAGCCAACTGCGAGAAATATTGCAGAATGCACTTATTGATGTTGAGTACAAATCCCGTCCCGAACGCGGGACGGTCATCATCGACAGTGAGGGCATGACGGTGGTGCCGTTCGAGGTCGGGGATCCGTGTTTTCAAATTGAAAAATGCGGTACCGAGTGGGAGTTTATATCCTATATTTCCGACGATTACCATCGGTATCTCGGGTGTGAAATCTATGAGAGCGGATTAAATATTACTACGTACGGGCACCAAGACGCATACGAAAATCTTGGGTATTTCGGGTGCCCGATAGAGGATACATTCCACACCCGCGAGGAGGCAGAGGCAGAGTGCAAGCGCAGGAACCGGAGAAAAAGCGATGACCGACTTGATTGATTTGATTTTTGGGCCGAGCAGCCACACGCCGACAGGCAGAATTTTACGACTCGTAATCGTCAGCGCGATTGTTGCCATTCCGTTTTATGCACATCTTAAAGACGAGATCGGAGATGAACATGATAGCTGGGGCGTAAAAGTCGCGTCATTTTTAACCATTATGTTTATATGTTTTATTTTCTTCTGCGCCTGCATCGCCGGTTGCGACGCAGGATCGGCGCTATCACGAATGTGAGAAGACCATGAAAAAGAAATTAAATAACATCCCGGCCTCATCCGCCATGCCCTGGAGCGAGGGGGTCAAGACGATCCGTGCCTATTTCCAGGGCGACCGCGGGCAGCCGCTGAAGCTCTCGATGGCGTGCTTGCTCCTCAATCAGGATGTCGAGGTCGCCATTAAATCTACGGGCGAAAACACGGCGATGATTCACGTCCGGCACCACACCACGAGAAACCGAAACGCGCTCGCGACCCTGATTCTATTGGTCAATCAAGCGTTCGGCGGCAAGGGCCAATGGGAAAAACGATTGATCGGCGACACCCTAAAAATGGACCACGAGCGCGAGTATGCGGGGATGGAAGTGAGGGTATGAATGGCCTGGCTCTATGTACCGGCATTGGGGGAATTGAGCTCGGCTTGTCCATTGCCGTCCCCAGATACCGAAGTGTGTGCTACGTGGAGAGGGAAGCCTATTGCGCATCCCTACTCGTGGCGCGGATGGCGGAAGCGGCGTTGGACGTCGCGCCTATTTGGTGCGATCTTGCAACCTTCAATGGCCGACCGTGGCGTGGCCTTGTGGATATCATCTCTGCGGGACTCCCGTGCCAGCCCTACAGCGTCGCCGGAAAACAACTCGGATGGAACGACCCTCGATGCCACGACGTTGTCCCACACGCACTCCGGATCATCGAAGAAGTGCAGCCCTCCATGGTATTCCTCGAAAATGTACCAACCTGGATTACTGGAGGATATTTTCGACCAGTCGGAGATCGACTATCAGAATTGGGTTACGCGATTGAGGCAGGATTGTTCTCAGCGGCGGAAGTTGGCGCAAGCCACCGACGAGAGCGATGTTTTGTCTTGGGCTACACCGCAGGCGCACGACTGCAAAAATGGGAGCGTGGATCGAGTGGGGAGATTCGGGACGATTGCGGGATGCCGGAACCTGAACGACGAGGTGTGGAACACTCCAACCGCGAACGATATGCGTCAACGGGAGGGAACGGCGACGGGAAACAGATTAAATTACCCTGGCCTTTTCCGCCAGGCCCAGGCGGCGACTGGAACGGAATCGCCGCTGACCTTGAACCCGCAATTTGTCGAGTGGCTTATGGGATTCCCAATCGGGTGGACCGATTGCGAGCGCTCGGAAACGCCGTGGTGCCCCTGGTTGCAGCGTATGCGTTTAGAACTCTCGCGGCTGCTGCGGGAATAAAACTATGGGAGATATCTCATGGGTGAAAACTCGAAAATCGAATGGACGCACCATACGTTCAATCCCTGGATCGGGTGCGCGAAAGTTTCCAGTGGATGCAAGAACTGTTATGCGGAGGTCTACGGGAACCGGTTTGGAATTATTTGGGGGCAGGAAAATAGAAAATTCACGAGTGATAATTATTGGAGCGAACCGTACCGCTGGAATCAAGCGGCGAAGAAGGCCGGTGAGCGGCGTCGCGTGTTCTGCGGATCGTTGTGTGATGTGTTCGAGCGTGGTGCGATGCAGGATTTATTCCGAGCGAAATTATTCGGGATGATTTATGGCGCGCCAAATTTAGATTGGCTCTTACTGACCAAGCGTCCGGAAAATATCCCTGAGTGCTTGCCGAGCGGCTGGTCCGATGGTTGGCCGAACGTGTGGCTTGGAACGTCCTGTGAAAATCAAGCGATGTTTGAACAGCGGGCTGAGTTACTCGGAAAAATACCGGCGACGGTTCGGTTCTTATCCTGCGAGCCGCTGCTGGAATCCATAACGTTATCCGGCTTCGATCGGTTTAACTGGGTGATCGTGGGCGGTGAATCCGGCCCCAAAGCGCGACCGATGCACCCGGACTGGGTGCGGACGATACGCGATCAGTGCCAGACCGCGGAAACGCCGTTATTTTTTAAACAATGGGGAGAATGGAATGTGTTTTATGATCGTGATCGGGACGATCCTGATTGGCGTAATATCCCGAAACTCGATAACCGGCGTGAGCGTTGGTTAAACATGGAAGGTGGGCTTGGGTTCCATGGCGACCGGGTGGTGGCGGTGCGGAATGTCGGCAAAAAAATAGCCGGGCGAGAATTGGACGGCATAATTTATGGGGAATTCCCAAATCCATAATGAAAAAAACAACTCTCCCTCATAGCCTGGAGGCCGAGAAACAGGTAATCAGCGCGATGATCCTCGATGAATCGGCGTGCCTGGAAGCGATTGAGAAACTACGCGCCGAACATTTCTACCATCCCCAGCATCGTATTATTTTCACGGCCCTGCGAGAGATGACCGTAGCAGAATCCGAGATCAATCTAACCACGCTCGCAGCGTATCTCGATCGGCAACAGAGACTCGGTGAGGCTGGTGGGGTCGCGTACATCGCCGAGGTCTCCGGGTGTGCATCCACAAGCACGCAGATCAAATCCTATATCGTCATCATCATCGACCGCTATCAACGCCGGGAACTCTGGCGGATCGGGGCCGAAATCCAGGAATCGATACAGCAACCGGATGACTCGAACGCATTAATAAATACTGCGGAGTCCCACATCTATTCACTGGCCAACGCCCAGGATCATCAACCCGCGGTGAGTGCGGATCGACTGGCCTCACACATGACCGAACATCTCATGGAGATGGAGGCGCTCAATCTCGCTCAAAAAATCACTGGCGTGCACTCAGGATTCCCGACCATCGATTCCCAGCTCTATGGCTGGCAGAGACGGCAACTCATTATCTGTGCGGCGCGACCTGGTGACGGAAAAACCAGCTTGGCGCTGAACATGGCGCTGGCCGCGGCTATCTCCGGATCCCCGGTACTGTTTTTCAGCATCGAAATGACGCGGGAGGAGATTGGTTACCGATTGCTCTCGATCCTATCGGGCGTGGATTCCAGACACATCGAGCATGGAAAATTGGACCGATGCGAAGCGCAGGAAACCGTCCGGGCCATCTCCCGCCTGGCCGATCTACCGCTCTACATCGACGACTGCCCGAACATCACGCCCTCCTACATCTGGTCGCGGACCCGGCACTACCAGCACCGTCATAAAATTAAAATAATATTCGTTGATTACCTGCAAAAAATAACGCCGGATTCATCGCGCCCGAACCGATACCGGGAGGTCGAGGACATCACGCAAGCGCTACGGATATTGGCAAAAACAACGGATATTCCCGTGTTTTGCAATGCTCAATTAAATCGCGGTATCGAGCAACGCCGGGGGACCAAGGGCCCGCCACCACGGCCACGCCTGGCGGACCTTCGCGAGTCCGGGGCCATCGAACAGGATGCCTATATCGTAATGTTTATTCATCAAAAAAATCGAGAGGAGGAAAACGAGACCGATGAAACCACGGAAAAATTTGAACTCATCATAGAGAAAAACCGGACGGGACGCCTATTCCCATCGATCCCGTTTGGGTTTACGAAATCGAATCAGCGGATCAGAGAACTGACGACGCGGGAGCCGTGGGAGTGAGGATAAATAACCAACCCGAAGGGGTTGACAAATAAATGAAAGTATGCACAATGTACGCCAGTGAGGAAAAAATGAATAGAGAACGTAGGGTGCATCTCAGGGTAAATGATGCCGAATATGAGGCGTGGATCGTAATCGCGCGATCAAAGGACTTGCCCCTATCTGCGTTGATTCGCCGGTGTATGAATGCGCTGTCGGCGGGGCTGATTGAGGTCCCGGAAGTTCCGAAGCCGGATAACAAGAAACGGAGGGCGTGAGGTGATTGATTCAGCCTTTGGGTCAACTAAACTTGATGATTTACGAGACCTGATACAGGAACGCCTGAGCGTTGAGCCTGGCATCGCAAGGGCTATTGCAATTGGAACACTGGAGTCTCTCTGGGTCTTTACCCGGACTCAGCGCCCGACTGGAGATGTTGGATCTGTATCAAACTGGCGACTTGCTGAAAAAATGGGATGGACACATGATCCAGAGTGGATCATTAACGCACTAGTGAAGACACATTGGCTAGATGAAAGTAAAAAACATAGACTAATTGTACACGACTGGTCACAACATTGCAATGATTACGTACATAGGACACTCATAAAACACACACAGTTATTTGCAGATGACACAATTCCGAGACTTACAAAAATTAACAAATCAGACCGGGCCGAAATTTTAGCACGGTATTCGGAAGTCATTGAAAACACAGTAGATAAAAACCTTACGCCAGAATGCGCCAATGGGCGCCAGAATGCGCCAATGGGCGCCAATGGGCGCTCACCTAACACCACACCTAACACCACACCACACCTCACCTACACCTCACCTACACCAGAATTTCCACTGCGTGAAAATTCCTTGTCGCAAACTACGTTTGCTGGTGATGTTTCAAACACAGATGACAATTGGGATTTAACAGATGATCCGGAACCTGATCCGGGATACATCACTGATCCGGACCCAGAATTCGATTCCGAACCTGATCCCCCTACCGAGCCCAGCCCGGAGCCACCGGCCCCGGAACCTCCAGCGGATCCAAAAAAACCAAAGCGTCAATTCGAAGCGACTCCCGAGGAACGCGCGGTCGCCGAACACTGGCACAGTACCAGGCAACGCTGGGCGGACGAGCACGCGCCCGGAGCCTACCTGCCACCGGGGACGATCTCGGCGAAGGACTACCTGGCCGCCCGGACGCTGATGAAGGGCTTGAGCAAGCGCTCCCCGAGAGATGCAGTCGAACATGCCCGGGACCTGATCGACTGGCTGCACGGAGTCGATGACTTTTGGGCCCCTAACGTCAACACGCTCCTGGCACTCGCCCGGAAACTCCCGGATGGCAAGTACTACGCAAAATACGCGGCGTGGAAAATGAGCGGGGGCGGGAACGGGAGATGCGGCACGCATCGGCAGGTCGAGACCCGGCCCGAGGAGCGGCACCGGGCACAATTTCGAGGAGGCGTAAAAATATGACCGGAACGACCGAACAAAAAACATGCAGCACGCCGGGTTGCATCAATGGACTGATCGAGATTGAGGAAAACGGCTATCAGGTCATGATTCGATGCGCTGAGTGCCGGGAGCGCCTACGACGGGCCGCGCTCCAGCGGCGCATCGATTGTTTCACTGAGGTTCTCGGCGAAAACTGGCGGACGCTGCTCGCCCATCCCGAGCGGGCAAAATCCGATCACCCCGCGGCAATCAACGCTAAGGCCGCGTGGAAGGAAATCCAATACAACCGCCTTGGTTTTCCGGTGGGTGGCGTCATTTTTAAGGGTGATACCGGCACGGGTAAAACATCGGCTATTGCGCTGCTGTTATCGCTCATGATTCGTAAATGGTTTGAAATAAAACTCGCGGTGTTCAGTCATTCGGATGAGTTCGTTCGGCGTTTTACGTACGACGATGAAACTAAAGAATTAGTTTCCAGCGCTCATGTTGTGGTTGTCGATAACGTTACGCCGATGAAATTTAAAGATCGGTCGAACGAAAATTGGGTTCGGCAGGCCATGCACAAAATCATTGACGATGCCTACGCCAAGCGGTCGCTTGTGATACTCGCTAAATCCTGTACGGATGATGAGATATCGGATTGGCTGCTGGAGGATGCCATACGAAGGCTCAATATGTTCGGCCCAAAAAGCGGCGTGCCGTTCAATCCAAATTGCGGGTGTCCGTGGAGCGAATCATGAACGAAAGACCAATCCCCAAGCTTTTGTATCCGGGTATGCAGACATTTTACGATGAGTGTTCTGATAACGATGAGTGTTCTGATTTTCCCGCACTCGAATGTTGCAGGAGTATGATTAGACAGATGGCAGAGATGGAGGAGTTGGAGGAGTTGGTAGAGATGGCAAAAAGGGCAAAGGAGAGGGAACGGAAGAGCAAACTCACGGCTCCCTCCCGTGCTTGAGGTTATCGGCTACATGTTTGCAATCGCGCTACAGGTAGGAGAACGCCATGAATGAAAACTCGAAAATTGAAATGACTGACTGGGAAACAGCGTACCGAGAATTGCTCGCAGGTTTTCATAGTCTCGAGGTCAAAAACTATTCGCTCATGCAAGAGCGAGAGAAACTTGAAGCCGAGAACGCTCATCTCCGCGCTATGGTCGAGTGGCAGCCGCTTAGGGACTCGCCGGGAATGATTACATTCTGGCGCAATCATGAAGGAAAACTCTCGATGCCGGAGTATGACGTAAACAAAAAAACGCTAACCAAAATTGAGGAACAAATCAAAATCAATAGGTGGAAAGCGTTTTGGCTACTTCCAGTTTGCTTATCAATATTAGATGATGTTGCAAATAATAAACCGTTTGTTTTTAAATGCGAGGAAGAGGAGACTGCACAGGTAGGAGAAAAAAATTGAACATCAAGCATGAGGTCGAGGTGCTGCAAAATCAAATTGCCCGGCTGGCGATGGAGGTGAACGCGCTTAAGGCCGCGGCGTGCAAAAACGAAATCGGCTATCACGACGTGACGGACCTGTATGCGCCGGAGGAGGAACGCGGCCATGGGCCACGGCCACTTTACGAGGTCGGTCAATTTGTTTTTGACATCAGGTGCCTGCCAGCAGCCTCCAGAAACACAATCCCGTACCAAATCACATCCAGGATGTTTGATGGTAAAGCATGGACATACCGAGTGCATGATTTTATCGAAAATAACCCGCCGGATTCATCGACGGGGTACCCCGAGGCGCGCTTGTGCGGAGCCGGAGACTGGTACGCCTGCAATCACAAAATTATGAGGGAGTTTTATGCTCCGTGCGGGGATAACAAAATTATGTACATCGATCGTGCCCAAAATACCGTCGAACCGGCATGGTGCGTTAACTGTCATAAAATCGGGGATAAAATCTTTGTCGACTCCGTCGAGCTTTATCCCGTAATCGACTTGTACGCCTCGACTGCGGGGATCAATGAACTTTATCGAGCGATATGCCAGCGACGTCAGCGGGACGCACAGCTCCTTAAAAAGGAATTGCTTCGCCTGGATCGCTGGTTAGCACACAATTTCCCGGAGGAGATACGATGATAATATCAACCTACTAAAACAGTAGTAATGGAATCGCCTGTAAGCGTTTCGGATGGCCTACCCTACGGTTGATATGGGTTAGGGGTAGAAAATCGCGTGACGGGCACGGACGGCGGCAAGAATCAAATTCTGGACGGTAGTTATCCCGTCATTTAATCCTTGATTCCCTCGCCAGGCGTTCGAGGGTGGGATGGAACACGGCCGCCGGGGTACGTCCGATGCTCCAGCCCCGGATCGTGTGCGGACTGACCAGGCGATGAAATTCATGTTCGGCCAGCCACCGGCAGGCCTCGGCATCGGAATCGAGGCCATGGCTGCGGCAAACGTAATCGAGGATCAAACGTAGTTTTTTAGAGTTCATTGGTTTTATCCTACCTCAACAAATTTTGTACACACATCAAACCCACATCCAATTTGATTTGGCTCACCGAGCCTGCCGCCACCCCCACAGGTGGGCAGGATGAGCGAACAATTAACATCCCCATTCTCGGGCTTCTTTTCGTGTGATAAAGCAATGAATACCCGGCGCGCACTCGCTGCGGATGTCGTCACAAAAACTGTCCGCGCTTACGATTTTGCCAGTCTGGTATTGCAGTTTTTTATCATGATTTGGATTTTCATAAACAGCATCGTCTGATTCTTGCTTCCCATCTGGTGCGTAGATTGCCAGTACCTGACAGTACGATACTCGGATTTTTCGCCCGACGAGTGAATTCACACGTTGAGCGTCTTCTGGTATCAGTAGTTTCGCGATGCGTTTACCGGTCAATTTTTTCCATGCGATAAACGTTCCTTCTTCGGGAACGATTAAAAAATTAGGAAGATCGGCTCCAGAGAGATTGGCCTTGGAGAGATTGGCCCTGGTGAGATCGGCTCCAGAGAGATCGGCTCCAGAGAGATTGGCCTCGGTGAGATTGGCCTTGGAGAGATCGGCTCCAGAGATATCGGCTCCAGAGAGATTGGCCTCGGTGAGATTGGCCTTGGCGAGATTGGCTCCAGAGAGATTGGCTCCAGAGAGATTGGCCCTGGTGAGATCGGCTCCAGAGAGATTGGCCTTGGAGAGATTGGCCCTGGTGAGATCGGCTCCAGAGATATCGGCTCCAGAGAGATTGGCCTCGGTGAGATTGGCCTTGGCGAGATCGGCTCCAGAGAGATTGGCTCCAGAGAGATTGGCCTCG